AATTCTTCTTTTGAATAACATTTTCCGTTTATATAATATTCCTTTCTAAATTTTTTATTTTGATCACTATATTGTATATACGCGGGTCTATGTATATTATGCATTGTTCCATTTATATAATATTCAATATACCATACACTTCCATCTTTAGATAAAAGAATTCTAGCTGGGCCATTTAGTCTATGATATTTATTATTTTTATTAACAAATGAATATACTGTATATTACCATTTGAAAAATAACTTATATATGTAGGTAAATTACCTTTACGAAATATATTGTTATTTTTATCGTAATATGTTATTACGTGTTTATATCTATTTATTTTATTTACAGATTCAAAATATTCAACAATTCTATAATTACCGTTTTTAAATATTTCTTTATCACAAAGTTTATGTATTTGTTCAGTATAAATAACTTTTTCATTATTCATAATTATTAATAATCCTCACCAAATTTAAATCTTAAATTTAAGTATACTAAAACAGATTTAATATGATTAATTAAATCAGAGCATACTTCATCATTAAATATATCTGTTCTTGTGCATGTTTTAAGTGTTTCCATCATTGAAGTAGTTTCTATATAATATTTTTTACAAAATTTAAAATTAACATTGTCAGCATCTAAATACAATATATTATGTAATCTATCAGCTAATTTTATTCTTAATGCTCTCTTATTTAATGTTTTCATTAATTCACACATATATTTAACTTTAGATTGTTTGTTTCTAATTTTTGAAGTTACATCATCTACTAATCTACTAACATCTTCACCAAATTTTTCTCTAATATCGTGAATAGTGATATCTGTATCTTCTACTACATCATGTAATAATGCTGCAATAATTTCTTCTGTAGAAATATCTTTATATGATTCTAATATTCTTGCAACGCCTTTTGGATGAGTGAAATAAGATTTATTAGAGAATTTTCTTTTTTGATCTTTGTGTGCTTCTTTAGCAAATAAATAAGCTTTAATTAAATCTTCTTTTATTAACGACGCCATAATAACCTACCTCTTATTTAATAATTTTAAATTTCTATCAATATTCATAATTTTATTTGATTTTACTATCCAATCTTCTTTTGAATATTTTATATCAGTTATCCAATACCCTTCAAGTTCTATTTCTCCAGATTTAAAATACCAAATTTCAGCAGGTCCATTTAATCTATTATATTCATCTTTTGAATTATAATAAAATTCACGACTTATTTCTCCAGATTTATAATACCAAATTACTGTTGGTCCATCTTCTCTATGACGTTTTCTATTTGAATTATAATAACATTCATTAATTATTTTAGTTTCCTCTGCATCATAATAATATATCGTTTTATAATTTCCGTTTTTTAATTCAATTCTTTTTGACATAATTAAACCTTATTTAATAATTTTAAATTTCTATTTATGTTTTTAATTTTAATAACTTCTGGATGTTTATCAAAATCTTCTTTTGAAAATGATCTATCGTGTATATAATAGTCTTTACTTTTAATAATATGATTATTATCTTTTATATATTTAATTATAGCAGGGCCGTCTAATCTATGTATTCTATTATTTATATGAAACATCTCCTTTATAATCATACCAGATTCGTTATACCAAATTACAGCTGGTCCATCTTCTCTATGAGTAACGTTATTTTTATTATAATATATTATATATGAAATAACATTATCTAAATTATTAAAATAAAATAAGTCTTTATAACAGCCATTTTCTAATTTAACTCGTGTGTTCATAATTAAACCTTATTTAAAAGTTTTAAATTTCTTTCTATATTTAATTTTTTATCAAACTCTTCTTTTGTATAATGTTTATAATTTAACCAATACTCTTCATTTTCTATTTCGCCAGAATATGTATATTTAGTTCTAGCTGGACCATCTTCTCTATGTAGACACCCGTTTATCCAATAATACACACTACTTACTTTTCCTGTTTCATGACTATAATAGATAGTTGCTGGTTTATTTAATCTATGATATTCTTTTTCTTTATTGTAATAAGTTTCAGTTGAAATTTTGTTGTTAGCAAAACGTAGTATCTCTTTATAACAGCCATTTTCTAATTCTATTCTTTCTATTTTTTTGAAACGATGATCATAAATCATTATTTTTCCTTAATTAAATCTTATTTAATAACTTTAAATTTTTGTTTATATTTATTAATTTTTTACTTTTTATTTCCCATAGTTCTTTTGAATATTTTTTTCCATATAACCAATAATCTCTATGACTATATGTAGGTTGAATATAAGCTGGTCCATCTTCTCTATGCAATTTTCCATTATAAAAATAAAATATTGCATAATATTTATAAATGCCATCTTTCCAATCATCTGAATCAAAATATGTAATCAGTGCTGGTTTATTTTTTCTATGATATATATTATCTTTGTTTATATACATTATACATTTTTTTCCAACATCTTTATTATAAAAACCAACTATTTTAGTTAGTTGTTCACCTTCTTCAATAATTGATTCTTTTGTAATAATATTATTTTCTATTACATTTAAAATAAATTCTTTTTGTTCGCGCAACATTTATTTTGCCAATTCTCTAATTAATATTTTTTTACCATCTTCACTGAATCTAGCAATATAATGAATATCTTCGTGAATAAATAAAATACATTCTTCTGGTAATATATCAGTAACATATTCAGTAGATCTTTTTTCAATTTCAACTTCAATTTGTGTTAATAAAGAATTTTTAATTTGTTCATCGAATTCAATTCCATTATCTACTGATACTATTTTCTCTGTTGAACAACCAACTATTAATAAAACTCCTAATATCAATACTACTATTAAAAATAAGTTTCTCATAATAACCTCCAAGTTATTTTTTATTATTAAATACAATATAAATAACTTTAAAATATTTGTCAACTAAAAAATTATTTTTTATTTAATAATTTTAAGTTTCTATTTATATTTATTATTTTATAGAACTCTTCTTTTGTATAATATTTATTGTTTATAATATAATCTTCACTTTCTATTTCTCCAGAACTATAATACCAAATTTCTGCCGGTCCATTTAATCTATTATATTCATCTTTTGAATTATAATAATATTCACGGTATATTATAGTTTCTTCTGTGTCATAATATATTATTTCTTTATAATTTCCATTTTTTAATTCTATTCTTTTCATAATTAAATAACCTTATTTAATAACTTTAAATTTCTTTCTATATTTATTTTTTTAATAACTTTAGGTTGTTTATAATATTCTTCTTTTGAATATTCTTTTCCATCTATACCATAACGCTCACCTTCTATTTTTCCAAATCTATTATACCAAATCATTGCTGGTCCATCTAATCTATGAGTAGTTCCTTTTATAAAATAAAGTTTACTTTCAATTTTTCCATTTTCAAAATATATAATATCTGCTGGTCCGTCTAATCTATGATATAACTCATTTGAATCATAATATGTTATATTTTTTATTTTGGTTTTTTCGTCAAAATAATTTATTATTTTATAGCAACCATTTTCTAATTTTACTCTCATAATTCTTTAATTAAATCTTCTAATTCAATATCATCATTATTTTTTATAGTATAACAAGGTTTATTGTCTTCACACAACAATGAATCAAATAATTCTTTCTTTTTATTTTTACAATATTTTTTATATTTACATTCATCACAAGATTTATTTATAGTTTTACACGTTTCCCATAAAGAATCATCTGCACTAACTACCTTACTCTTTTTTGATTTACTTTTTTTTCTTTTCATAAAATTTTCCTTTGATTATTTCTTATTTAATAATTTTAAATTTCTATCTATATTTATTTTTTTATCAAATTCTTCTTTTGAATATTCAACGTTATGTATATAATATTCTTCACCACATATAATTCCATTTCGTCTATAATGTATAGATGCAGGCCCGTTTAATCTATGTCTTTTTCCGTTTATACAATATATTTTTCTACTAATAATATTGTTTGCGTAATTTGCGTAATACCAAATTATTGCACCATCATTAATACGGTGCAAATCACCTTTTTTATTATAATATTCTTCACAAACTAATATTGAATGATTACCATATTCGCCATAAGTTTCATAAAAAACCAATTTAAAACAATCATTTTCTAATTCAATTCTTTTTGACATAATTAATTAATAATTTCTAAAAGATCTGTTTTTGTGTTATAAACTAAAACATCTTTATTAAATTCTTTACATAATTTTATCATATGATTAGAACCTTTAGATACTCCATCCCAAAATATTATTGCATTATCGCAATACTTTGCCATTTCTTTGTTTCGAATATAGCCAGCACTTTTTCCATATTTATCCCAATTTGCTGGAAATGATTTAATTAATAAATTATGTTCTTCAGCATATTTTCTACCTAATTTATCTGCGCCATATGCTTCACCACATACAATTTCAATTTCAGATATATTTTTAAATAATACATTGCAAACATTAGATAAAGTTTTATAATCATTAAATGATCTACTACCTGCTATTACTATTTTATTCATTGTGTATATAACCTTTACCATCGCAAACAGAACATACATCTTCTACATATAAATTATTTTCATATCTGCTGTTTATTCTTTTTTTACCATTACAATTAGGGCATATTTTATTTATGTTATCTAATATAGATTGATGAAAATTTGCAATACTTCTATATTTAAATTGCATATCATCTGAAGTAATATAAATTTTATCTTCGGCTACTCTTGGTAATGTTTTCATAATAACTTCCTTTATTATAATGATTTAATAATTTTAACAATTACACTATTGTCTGCATTTCCTTTAAAATGTTATTTAGCTGATTTCATTAATTGGCCCATATGTTTACCTTGAATAGGTCTTGATAAACTTAAATCTTTAATTAACATTAATATATCTTTTTTAATAACTTCTTCTGATAATTCTTCTGGTAAAAATGTTTGAAGATAATTTATTTTTTCTGTAAGAGTTTTAATATTAATTTCATTATTACGTAACATTTCAGCCGATCTTTCTTCTTTTAATTCTTTAATTTCTTTTTTGATAACTTTGACTACAGATTTGTCTGTTAATTTAAATTTAGAATTTTTAGCATTTCTTTGTTCAGATATCTTTGATATAACCATTCTTAATGTTGAAAGTTTATTTTCTTCTCTTGTTATCATATTAAATTTTAATTTTTCACGAACTTCATCGTATACTTTACTCATAATTTACCTCTTTATTTTTTATTTAAATATAAATCATTTTTATTCTTTTGTCAACTAAAAAATTATTTTTTATTTAAAAGTTTTAAATTTCTTTTTATATTTATTTTTTTATTAAACTCTTCTTTTGAATATTTTATATCATTTATCCAATAATATTCATCTTCTATTTCTCCAGATTTATAATAACAAATACCAGCAGGTCCATCTAATCTATGAATTTTTCCATTTATACAATAATATTCTTTGTCTATTTCCACAGTTTTAAAATACCAAATTACTGCAGGTCCATTTAATCTATGATATTTTCCGTTTAACATATATAATTCATTACTTATTTTAGTTTCTCCTGAATCATAATAATATATTTCTTTATAACATCCATTTTCTAATTCAATTCTTTTCATAACTAAACCTTATTTAAAAGTTTTAAATTTCTATTTATATTTACAGCTTTAATATATTCATCATAAATTTCTTCTACATGTTTATATTTTAATTGTATAGCATATGAATTAACTAATCCATTCATTAAATATCTTATAATTACATATTCATAAGAATAATCAATATCTACAATTTCAATTTTAGTATTATGTTTATGTAATTTATTTAAATAATATTTTATATATCCATTCGTATATCTATTATTGTTCATCATATAATTTATTAATTTCTTCTATTTTTTCAACTTCTTCTAAAGCTTCATCAGAATTTATAAAATTTAAACAATCATATTTCCATAATATAATTTTTTCAATAGTATCATTAACATTATTTTCAAATTCTTTAACAGTTTGATCTGATAATAACATTGGATTTTGAACAACAGATCCTAATCGATGATTTAATACATTTGCTAATTTTTCTTTTCTATCCCATAATTCAGTTCTTGTTTTACTTCTATTCTGTTCAAGTAATTCCATAAGTTCTTTTGTGTCTATCATAATTATTCTCCTTTAATTTATTAAGTATTCCATAATAAAATATTATCGTCTTCAACTATTTTTTTATTTGTAAATATCCAATTTAAACTGTGATTATATTTTGTAATTTCATGACATTTAAAACAAACATTATACATTGTATCTTTTGTAGAATTTAGTATATATAATTTTTTTCCACATATCATACAAGGTTCAAACTTTTTTTCTTTTATAAATATAGGATGCTTATAATTACTATCAAATTTCCATAAAGATAAATTATTAATATTAAGCTGAAAAGTAAATATTATCCTGTCAACAACAGATTTAAATTTGTTAGGTGAAATTATAGATTTATTTTTAATATTATTATCTTTAAACATTTGATCTATAGTTAAATCTACTCTACCATTCATAATTATTTTCTATTAAACATATTTAAAAAACGTTTTGTTAATGAAGGTTTTTGTTTATTAATTTTTATACTATTATCTTGTTGTATAGTTGGATTTATTATTTGAAATTTTTGACCATAAGAAGATAATTGTTGTCTAAGTTCATCTATATCTTCTGGTGTTTTTATTTTCATTTCAATATTTTTATTTTTAGATTCTTTCATATTATTTACTAATTTATCTAAAGTCAAATCACAATATTCATCTTCCCAATCACCTAAATAATAAAATCTATCTATAACTGTTCTTGAAGATTTATCTTGAAATGTTCCAAATATTATAGGATCTTTTTCTCTTCGTTCTTTTTCAATTTGTTTTTGAATTTTTCCAGTATAATCTGTAAACATAATATAAAAATTATCAAATTTATCTTTTACTTTATTAAGTAATTCAACAATTTCATCTGGAATTTCTCGTTCATAATTTTCCAATTCAATAATCTTTACTGTTTCTTTTGATACGTCTTCTATAAATTCTTCTATATCATCTCTATATATAAATGTATCAATTCCTAATTTAACAATTTCTCTTTCTTTTTCAATACTATCTAAATGAAATAATAATTTTTGAGCACCCTTTTTCTGACCTGTTATTTTATATTTATTTAATAATATTAAACAATTATCATAAATTGTTGTTAATTTTTTATCAGTAATTTTATTTTTTCTATCTTTAACAATATTAAAATATTCTTGTGCGGTCAAAATTTTATTTTCTTCCATGCTGTAACCTTTCTTCCTTTCTTTTCTTTATAATTTTTTCTATTTCAATATATATTTTTTCTTCTTCATTTTCCAATTTTAATAATTTATCACGACATTCTTTAGTTGCGTCTAAACAATCTTTACAATATAAATAAGTATAATCACCATTATCTTCTACTTCTCCAGCACAATCAATACATAAATCTTTATTACAATAAACACAATGATGATTAGTATATAATTCAAATTTTATTTTATTTCCACAATCATCACAATAATATTCTTTTATTTTTGATGATGATTTTATTTCTTTGATTTTTATCATAATTTTCCTCTATTCGGTTAATGAAGGATTATCAATAGTTTGATTATTATACAGTTCCCAATCATTTGCACTTAAATCTTCTTCACTTGGATTATATTTATTAAATGTTTTGCCACTGTCTAAAGTTATATCTACAATTGGTGAATATCTAGCTTTTTTAATATATTTTTTATTATTCCATGTTTTTCTTGTCATTTCCCAATCAAGTAATAACATTTTCTCAACTGCTTTTATATTCATGATTTACTCCTTTCACTTATTCTTTTTTCTAAAATAGTTATCATTCTTAATAATTCAGTATCATTTTCATTGCCACAAAACATGGGTATTTGAACTATTTGATCTTTTTCTGGATGATCATAACATGGATTATCATCTATTAGAAAAAAGTCTTTTACATCAAATCCAGTATAATCTGCAACAGCTTGTAAACTTTTAATTTCAATATACGTTCCATTAGGTTTTTTATAATCTATCATAGGAACATTTTCATTACAAAAAGAAAACATATTTAAATTTTCAATAAACTCATGATCTTTAATTTTTAATGTATGATAGAAAAATCTACATACGTCTGTAATTCTATTATGATTTGCTGCAGTATAAAATGATACATCTTCACAGTGTTCATTACACCATTCTAAAAAATATTTTAAATGGGGTCTTGGTTGTTCGCCATAAAATAATGTATAATCAATATCTAATAATAATTTCATAATAACCTCTTTATTTTTTAATTTGAATTAATCTAAATTTATATATTAAAAATGCTTGCACAAAAATTAACAAACAATTAAAACAAAATAATCTGTAAAAAGTAACTGTTGCATATGTAGTTATTAAATCATTATTACAACAAATACTAATTGTCAATAAAATCATTGATACTATAAATATAAATGATTTTCCCCAACCACTATCAGAATGTTCATTTATTATTTTCTTTTCTTTTCTAACTAATTTAAAATTTTCTTTGCTAAGATTTTTAGCATCTTTGATAAATTCAAATAACCACATAAAAAATAATATTATCATAAAACAAATCACAATAATATACCCATTAAAAATAATACCAGAAAATATAATAAATATCCATGATATTGCCTTTGCTATGCTTAATAAAAAACAGCAAATAGAATCTAATAAATTATTAATAAAATTTTTCATAATAACCTCCTATTTAAATAACAAATCTACACAAACAATATATAAACCACCAACTATTAGTGTTATATTTATAATAAACCATATAAAATATACAAATGTTCCTATTATTTTAATTCTTATATTTTTTTCTTTTTTATAACCTATTATAAATTCTTTTATCATATAACATAAGAAAACGCTCATGAATATTATCATAAATATCATTTTCATACTTAAACTTCATCTACTTTATTACTAAGTTGTAACGCTAAAATATAAACACAATTTTCATCATGTTTAATTGAATCATCACTATTAATATTAATACTTTCACCACAAAATTTACAAATCATTAGATCCGGAGAATCATAATTATATTCAAATCTAAATGGATCTGATGTTACGCCTTCAATCAATTTGTTAATTTCTTTGTTTGTAATCATAATAACCTTCTTCCTTTTTAAATAATTTTATTTGAAACGTGGTTTATATTCTTTTATAATAGGTTCTTGGGTATATGTATATTCTATTTTTCCACATATTTTACATTCTCTTGACCATCTTGGCTTTTCTTCATCTCTATATCCCGCATATCTCCAATGAGGATCGGGTCCACATCCATCTTGAACACTACCATACCCCACAGAAATAGTTTCTGGATCATATTTAGCTTCTTTAAAATCATGATTACAATGTGCCATTCTTATTTTTTCTTCTTCTATTTCTCTTTGTAAATCTTTTATTTTTTTATTCATATACCTCTCCTTTTAAATATCCATAGCTGAAATATCACAACAATCTTCACAAATCCAATATTTATCATAATCTCCATATATTTCAGAATTTAGAGGATTAGCTCTGAATATAACGGGGTTATCTTCTTTAGATGTATATTGGGTTGCTTCATGACCACAATATATACATTTGTGTTTAGATTTTTTATCAGACAATATTATTTTTACTTTAGGTCTTTTTTGTTTTTTATTTTTCATAATAACCTTCTTCATTTTTTAAATTTTAACTAATCTAAATTTTATTATTTCCCAATCACTTGCACGAAAAATATTATTTTGTTCTTCAATTGGCAATGATGACGTTAATGTTGAATGCATAGAATTAATATCTAATTGATTATTTAAATATATTTTACCTACTGTATCTAATAATGTTTTTCTCTTTACTTTATTATAAAATAATCCTGTCCGTTTGTGTTTTATTTTACAAACATAATCATTACCGTAATATTTTTTTAATAGTAATTGTATATTTAATTTACCTATAATAATATGTCTTATAATAGATTTTAAAGTTATTAAATTAAATTCTATTTTATTACTTTTTTTACTGTTGCAATGTTCACACATTGTTTGAAGATTCCATAATTTATCTAATCCACCTCTTGATTTTGGAATTATGTGATCTCTTGTCATTAATACTTCTTTATTATTATCATCAATAGCGTATAAATTAAAATGAGGTGTTTTATCATTACCTTTATTATTTTGTTCTTTAATAAAATATTTACCTTCAATACCACATTCAACACATTTAATACCATTGTTTTTAAATGACTGATATCTTAATGACGACATATTTATCATGTGACCATCATAATCTTTTTTAAATTTGTCATCATTGCCACTATATTTAAATCCTGTTATTTTAACATAATCTAATATATCATTAATTGTATGCTTAGTAAATCTAATCATACCTTTTCTTGATAATATTTCTTCTTTTTTCATACAACCTCTGTTTATTGATATGCATAATTTAAAGATATGTAATAATATATGCATATTATTTTTTTAAATAACAACCTCTCTTATATTTTTATTATTAAATACAATATAATTTATATATAAAAATATGTCAACTAAAAAATTATTTATTTTCTTTATTTATCGTATTTAAATTAATATCATTTGGAAAATCTTCATCTTTACAAGTAACTACTGCATAAGATATGTATTCATCAATATGTCTCATAATATAATTATCATTATAATAAGCTATATTATCATATACCACAAAATTAATATATGGTTCTGTTATATTATTATCTATTTTTATTCTTATTCTATTTAATGGTAATTCTGATATGATATATTCATTATTATTATTTAACCAATAAAATGTTACAGTAGTTTTATTTATATTAAATTCTTCACATTCACCAAAAAATAAAAAGAAATATCCTTGTTTAACTGTATCTTTTGTTTTTGTTATTCTAAATTTTTTTAATTTTTTATTGCCTAATAGCATTTTATTTATATGCATTCTTTTTTTATTATCTTCTTCTATTTTTTTATTATCTTCTTCTATTTTTTTCTTTTTATATTTTTTATCTAATCGATTACACGCAATAATAGTACATAATACACATAACACAAGAAAAATAATTATTATAAGTGTCATTTTTGTAACTCCTTTTTATTTTTTACTCCTATTATTAAAGTATCTCCAACAGACATATTTTCATTTGTAAATATATAACTGTGCCAAAATATTTCAGATACTAACCATGATTGATTTGCTATTTCATATCTATATTTAATACCATCACTACCATTTAATAATTTTTTTTCTATAATTATTTGCTGATATCCAGAATTATCTTCATTTAATATAACTATTTCATTATCGCAAGACACAATAATCATTAAAACAATTATTAATAATATAATTTTTTTCATTATACTCTCCTAGTTATTTTTAATACACTTAATTTTTGCCAATATTCATAACCATTCTTATATTGTTTCTTTAACCCACATTCAGTTATCAGATAATCCATCCATTCTTTGTCATTCAATATATTATATATTTTTAAAGGTACTTCCATTTCTTCTAATACTGTAACATCAATATGTTTATATTTTCTATTTATAACTTCATTAATAATATTATCACCTAAATTAGATTTATTAATTAACATGACACCGTTATCAGTTAATAATTTTCCTGCATTTTCAAGCATATATACTAATAATGATAATCCTTCATATGCATTATCTTCAATACATTTAGGTCTAGGAATATATGGAGGATTACAGACTAGTAAATCAACGCTTCTACCTTTCATATAATCAAATGCATCTCCAATAACAATGTTACATCTACCATCTTTAATATATTTACCCATATTATCTAAAGCGCATTGATAAGCATTATGATTAAAATCAATAGCATAAGCTTTAATATCTAACTCTGAATTTTCAATTATGTGTTTTGTGATAAATGATGAACCACAACCTGGTTCTAATGAAGTTTTAACTTTACTTAAATCAATATGATTAAATAATGCTTTACATACTAATAACGTATCAATAGATGGACCCCATAAATCGCCATATTTTTCTTGATCAAACGTTAATGACGTTCCACTGTCATAACTAATTCTTCTTTTAGGATTATTTAATAATGCTCTTAACGTTAATCTTTTAGTAACATCTTCTATCTCGTTTAACCTTTCCATATCTGTCATTAGAACAGGATTTTTTATTGTTGATATATCTCTATGAAAACTTTCTAATGTTTCATTATAAGGATCACCCCATGCAATATCTGTATTTTTTCTAAAACCTAGATGACTAAACAATTCTTCACCTATGGCGTGAAAACTTTGTTCTGTTAAATCTGTATTAAATCGTATCCACATATAATAACCGTCCTTTATTTTTTATTTAACAATTTTAGGTTTCTTTCTATATTAATTTTTTTTTCAAATTCTTCTTTTGAATATTCTTTTCCGTTTACCAAATAATCTTCATATTGTATTTCTCCAGATTCATAATACCAAATTATAGCTGGACCGTCTACTCTATGAAAATAATATTTTGAATTATAATACTGTTTACTTTGTATTTTAGTTTCCTCTGTGTCGTAATACTGTATTATTTTATAATTTCCATTTTTTAATTCTATTCTTTTCATAATTAAACCTTATTTATTTTAAATCAAACATATGAAAATTATCTTTACCATAGCAAATAATAATATCTTCATTATTTTTATCGCTAAACAACCAAAAACATTTATTTCTTTTACTGTAAATATAGTTATTAAATAATAAATCTTTAATTATTTTCAATTTCATTTTAAAGTTCATAATACTCTTCTTGAATTTCATATAACAACTCTTCTAATTTATTATAATTTGGTTTCTTTGGTAATACGTGATTACCACTATTTTGTATTTCTCTAAACTCTTTTTTTAATTTAGAAATATGTTCTTGTAATTCTTCAATAGGCATATTACCGGTTTTACATCTCATAATGATATCTTTTTGTTTTAACGGAAATTTAAGATCCCCTGTTTTTAACATTTCAATACCTTCAACTAGTAAACGAATTACATGACTTCCAAACTTATAATCATAACCTCTTTCAAATACTAATTGCTTTCTATAACCAGAAGCTTTACTAAATCTATTTTTAATATTATCTAATGCAGTTTTAATTTGGATATTAGCACCCATACTTAAATCACCAATAAAATAAATATCTTCAAATCTTTTATCTTCATGTTGTTTCTGACCAAATTTACCAATCTTTTCACTATCTAATTGTAATCTCAAAGATACTAATTTATCATTATGAAAACAATTTTTTGTTTCAATTTGATATTCAATAAAAGTAATAAATTTTTTAAATGCTTCATAATTGTTAGATTTGACATACATTTTCTTTTCTTGACTAATAGCATATCCAATAAATCTTTCTACTAATCCTTCATGTAAAAATAAATTTCTATTATCTAATAATAGTTTTCCCCATTTATTACAATATATAATATTTTCAGGATTTACAAATAACATTTCTATGATATTAGGATTATTTTCAGCAGCTAGTTTTACAAACTTTTTTAAACTATAAAATTTTCTATCTATGGCATCTTTACTATTTCTACCATTATCTTTTTTGTCTTTAATAGATAAATCAATTTCATTTAAACTTTCATGTCTATAAAAAGGTGATAAAATTTGTCTAGTAGTTGGCAATACAAATTCAATTGGTTCTACAAATACTCCACCATAATCTACATCTGATTCAGGTGTTTCTAAACCGTATAAATTACTTCCTGTTTTTATTTCTAATATCTTATTTTTTTCTACTATCTCTTTTCTTTCTTCAAAATTCATAATAACCTCATATATTTTCTGTTAATTAATCATTTTTTATCATAATTGTTTTATTAGATCTTATTATATTATTTATTTTTATTTTTTTATTAATTTCTTTTTGAATATTAATATCATCTAATAATTCTGTTAATAATTCTGATAAATTTTTATTCATTTCTTTTTTATAAATTTCTTTAACTTTTGATTTCAAACAAAATATTCTATAAATAAAATTACTATTTATTATAATATTAAATATACTATTAAATTTTTCTTCATTATATAACATTTCTTTTCTTCTATATTCAATTCTATCTTTTATCTCTTGATGTAAGTCAGAAATAGTTTTTTCAAATTTTTTTGTTTTATTTTCAACATCTTTATTTATTATTAATAATTTTTCTTCATAATTAGATTTAGTTTTAAAAAATCTTTTATTATGTAGTATTTCTAATTTAGTTTTTTCTTTATTATATTTTTCTTTAATTTTATTTAATCCATCTTTTTTAAAATCTAATAATTCATTATATTCATCTAAAGATATTGTAACGGTTCTTTCTATCATAACAACCTCTTATTTTTATTTGATCCCATATTGTATGCAATAAGTAATAAATCTGCAGTTTTATTTATTGTACCAATTTTATTGTAATTGTCCCATGCAATTTTATATATTTTTTTTAATGTGTGTAATGAAACATTTTGTTTGTGTTTTTCAGTAAACCTGTATAATTGCCAGTTATATTCATACATACAACAACCTTCTATAATGCTACTGATTCTTTAATAATTTTTTTATGTTCATTTTTATATAATCTAATAAATCCTGTATTAGAATCACTATTATGATATAGATTATACTTTTCACATAGATTAATTAATTCTTTTTTAAAACCTTCAATGTCGTAATCTAATTCTTCTCCACAATGTGGACAAAATTTAAATGTTTCTTTTAAAAATGCTCCACAATATATACAAGCTAACATTTTTTGAGTATTTGTAGATTTAACTCTTTTTGTTGGCGGATTTGTATCAGGCATTGATCTTGTTATTACTGTATCTTTTTTAAATTTAGGTAGCGACAACATATTAAATCTCCTTTTCTTCTTTCAAACGTTGTCCGTTTATAAAATATAATTTAGAGATAATTTTATTATTTTTATAATGTATTATTGCAGGACCTTCTTGTCTATGAAACTGTCCATATTTATCATAATAATGAATAAAATCTATTTTATTTAACAATTTATTTTTATATGAAATAAATTTATAACGTCCATTTTCTAATTTTATATTTTTATGGAATATTTTAATATGTATAGGTATATAAAATAAATACATATTAAAAAATATATCTTTTTTAATCAAAATATATATCAATAAAATAAATAATATACTAGAAATAAAACCAATGATAAATAATAACATCTAAACCTCTCTTTTTTATTTTATCAATAAATACAATAATTATATTGTTTTTGTTTTTAAATTTACCAAATGGAAATTGTATAACTATAACATATACAATTTCCTTTGTGTCTAATCTTTTTACTTTCCATGTAAAACCATATAGATATTCAATTAATTCGGCCTTAAATAATATTTTTTTTTACTTTCTTCGTAAAATAGATCTTCTTTTATATTTACAATATATCTATTAAACATTAGAAACATCCCAAATTAAATCACCACCAAACGTTTCTGAAACGTCTGTGTATATTTTATTATTTTTCCAATCTGTAATAATTGGACATATATATTTATATTCATTAGACAAAATATTTTTTAATCTTATCAATGTTTTATCTTGTTCAGATTTCATTATCCCAGAATTAATAGTGTAACAAATAGAAAATTTATTCGGTAATATTTTAAATAATTCTTTTGTTGATATTCGCATAATAACCTCTCTTTTTTATTTATAAATACAATATAAATTATATATAAAAATATGTCAACTAAAAAATAAAAAAAAGCTAGAAATAATTCTAGCTTAACAATCTTTAATGTTTACAATTCGATCTTCAGGATTCTTATTAGCTCTTTTAATCATTTGTTTTAATTCATATGATGTTATAACTAAATCTAACTGTTGACCTTCATATAATTCTAAGTCTTCTATATTATTGCCAATTTCTAATGACGCTATAAAATATTTAGTTGATTCTAAATGAGATTTTTGTTTTTTATTTTCAACTAAATAAATTTTATTTGACGTTTGTTTATTCATACTATACTGTAAAAATAATAAAAACACTATTACTAAAAATATTCCCATTGCTATAAATTCTTCCATACTACATCCTTATTTTTTATTTAATAATTTTAAATTCGTTTTTATATTTAATTCTTTTATTTTCTTTCTATTTATATAATTTTTATGTAATTGTTTTTTACATTGAATATATACTCCACCTTCTAAATTTATAAATAATCTGTATATGGTTAAGTTATAAAAATTTTCAAATCTATCTTCAGGTGTACAAAACTCTATTAATTCGTTTAACATAGAATCAAAATTTATTTCTGAATCTACTGTTTTAAATTTATAATCTATTGTAACTACTGGTTTACCATTTAAACCATAACTTGATTGACATTGTATTGTATTAAAAGTAAATGGTAATACATTATTCTCACAATATTCAGATAAATCACTAATAAACGGATATGTTATATCTTTAGAATTTTTAATAAACCGTCTTGCATATTGTCTAATCATCTTTAAACAACATATCCATATTTGGCAAAGGTATATTATTTGTTTCTTCTACTAATTTATCTATTTCAATACTTTTTTCTTTTAATTCTTTTTTAATTTCCTTTGCTTTTTTAAATTGTTTTATGGTATTAAATATTCCTATAATCATTGTTAATATACTTAATATTATAATTATTATAGATATTATTTCCATGATTAACTCCTTTGATAATTATTCTATATAACCATCATAAATGATAATCTTATTTTCATATTCTTTATCTAAACACGTATCTTCTATTTTTAATAATACGATATTACCTTGTTGTTTAAAAAGATCAAATAATTTAGTTTCATCCAATTCAATAACCCACGTATCGTAATATTTTTCAATAACATAATAGTGCGAATTTGTATTATTAGTTTTTCTTTTTTCTAGAAATTTTCCCTCAGATAAATGTTTATTGATTTCATCTATCTTGTCATCTCTAATTAACCTAACACTTTTATATGGTATAGATTTTTTATAGCACCCACTACATGGCATTTCACCATATCTGGACGCTCTTTCGATTACAAACTTCATATATAAAACTCCTTAATCGTGTTTAATTTCTTTTACAATTTTCATTTTTTGAGCAAGCACCCATGTCCCACCTTGCGATTCTGGCCTGTCATAGTATTCATAATCTTCTATTTCAACTTCAACCCATGTTCTATTCTTTTTACTTAAATGAGGTGCAATAGGTGATAACGTACAATGCCAACCTTTCCTAAATGCAAATCCTTTTGTTGGGTGGGCTTCTGCGTTAAGCCATTCACCAATTGGGATTCTACTTTTTTTATTTATAAATAATGGACTTAATCTTCCATCTTTCATTTTTCTAATTAATTTATACGCTTTCATATATAAAACTCCTTAAAATCATCTAATCTTAAACAAGCTAATTTTCCACCATAAGCTGCACCACAATCAATACCTATTTTTTGATTATAATGTCGTATTTTCCATTCTTTAGTATAATTATAAGGTAAATTTACTACTGGAGTATGACCAAATATGTAGTATACGTTTTTAGGAGTATTACTAGTATTTGTGTCAGTGTGGAATTCTCTTCTAGCCCATATTTGAAAATCTCTATTTTGTTTTTCAAATGGTAATCCATCTTTATTTAATTGAAACCCTGCGTGAGATAAATAAAATATATTATTGTTTATTTCTATTTTTTTACTAAATTCAAGTGTATTCACAAAATATAATATTTTTACTTTTTCAGATTTATCATATGTTTCAAATTCTTCATATGTTTTATAACCACCTTGAGTAAACCATTGATGATTATTTAAATTTTTATTATCTAAAGAATAATATTCACACATCCAATCATCGTGATTACCCATTAACATTTTAATATTATATTGATTTTTCATTATATATTTTAATATTTTAATTGAATGTGGTCCTCTGTCTACAACATCTCCAAGAATATATAAACGATCTTCGTCATTAAAATTAATTAATTCTAACATTGCCATAAATTTATCATACTGACCATGTATATCAGACATTACGTAAATCATATTATTCTATACCTTCAATATTTTTTTTAACTTCAACTGTCGCTATTCCACTATCATTAATAAATGCATCACTACTTGCTAAAAATATATCTACACCGTCAAAATTTACTGATGTATTATCAGGTTCAATTAATATAAAATAATCACCGGATTTTAATTTGATCATATCTGTTTTAACCCATTCATTATCAATTAAAACTTTACATACTCTTTTATTTCTATTGACATGTCTCATAATTTATTCTCCTTTATTGGCTCTTATTTTTTAAAATATAATCTTCTAATATTACAAAATCTTTTTTAATTTTATTAACAACACTATTTAATTGATCAACTGTATCAAACCATTCAGTTTTAACAAATTTGTCATTGATATCATAAAAATAAATATGTGGTTTTAAAATTGGCGAATATTTATCTTTGTTATACGAACAATCACAATTATCTGATAATTTTTTCATAATATTATAATCTTCTATTAACACATTATTATCAAAATCATCCCAAGATTTGCCTAAATATTCTGAATCGTAGTACGTGTATAAATAAAATCCTGCTTTCCAAGTAACTTTCTTTTTCCACGGTTTGAAAAAACATCTTTTTTCTCTATCTTTAGAAAGATAAATATATCTTGAAGATTCAGTATTAATACAAATTGTCATTGATTTAATTTTTGATAAAAAGTTTATAGTATTTTCCATTTTATTTTTCCTTAATAATTATCATAGTTTACATCTACTTTGTGTACACCATTTTCTAAATATGGTTCACTTGTCGCCGTAAAGCCTATAATGAATTTTTCATTATATTCTACAAATTTATCTTTTGAAATTAATGTTGTAAACCTATTACCTTTTTTAATATTTATCATATTTGTTAAATTAGACGCAGTTCCAATATCAGTGTAATATCTATTATCTATATTATCTAATGTTTTTATATTATTTAACATTCGTTTATCCCACCAGTTTAAATTAACTATGCACAATTCTTTAACTTCATGATTACATGTTTCATATACTGATACAACTTCACCTAAATTACCGTCATCATCTATAAATCTATTACCTACTCGTTTTTTATAACTTTCAGTGTTATCTAATAAATTCCAAAAATTTTCATTTACAATTTCTACATATTCACCAGGACAATCTTGTTGATTAGCAACACAGTCAGAAAGACCTTTAAACGTATCTTCTAACATATCTTTAAATTGTTCTGGCGTTTTTAATTCTTCAATAGATCCATCTTCTTTTATATATCTATGATTTTTTGTTGGACTTTCTTTAATACCATATTTCTTAGCAATCTTTTTAACAGCTTCAGTAATATCTTTTTTATTATTTTCATAAACTTCTAAATTAATACATTTAACTCCATCTTTTATTGGCGAAATAATAATATTTTCACTTTTAAATTTATCTTTTAAAATATTTAAAACTTTTTTTAATTCATAATTTATTTTATCATCTTCTACATTATCAATAACTGCATGACAAATTAATACATCATTTTCTTTTAAATTTATTTTATCAATATTATTAATTTTTATTTTATTATCATCTTTTTTAGTTGTTAATTTAAACATCATATACACAATAAATATTCCTGATATAAAGAATAATACAACAGCCATAATATCCATAATTTTCTTCCTTTATAGTAAACAGTTTTTTAATAAATCTTTAGAAATTTCAGCCATTAATTTACAATCGTTAATTGATAAAATATCTAAAATTTTATTTTTAATTTTAATATCAATATTAGGATTTCCTAATTGACACATCCAATAATTTTTACGTTGACATAAAGATATTTTCTTTTCAATAAATACTATATTTGGAATTGTTCCACAATGATGTAAAAACACATATATTGTTCCTCGTTTACCTAAAAAATCACAAACGTCTTCAGTTAATTTCATATTTGGAAATTTATCTCGTATTACACTAATTGGCGTTTTCTCAGTAATAAAATACGCACCACGAAAATCATAACAATAATTGTTAATATAATTATTTATTAAGTTAGATCCATTTTCTTTACTAGTTTCAATATTTTTAAGAAACTTATTATGCTTTACAACATTAGTATTCTTATCTTTTTCTACATAACCTTTTTTCATATCTACAACCTTTTTTATTTTTAATTATAATCATTTAAAAATTATTGTCAACTAAAATCCACTAATGACTTCATAAATATGATAAACATATACTAAATCAATTTCAGGTTCATCATAAATATATTCACATATTGGTGTTTGTGTACCAATGTATTTACCCCATTTATGCCATCTCCAACCACCATGTTCAGACTGGTGTTTTTTACTTATTGGAATTAAAGCGATAATAAATTTTCTATCATCTGTTTCTATAAACGGATATTGTTCTAAGATTTGTTTATAATTATCACAAACTCCATAATTACTCAAATAAGTATCTTCACCATATTTGTTATATGTCTTTTCCCAATTAATTTTTTTATCATTATCTCTAACATAAAAACTATCAAATTCATTAATTTCAAATTTATAATAATAACTAAACATATCATTTAATCCACTATAATAAATACCAGGTTTTTCTTCATAAAATTTATGTTCATTTATATATCTTATCATTTCAATATTATCTTTAAATCTTTCTAAATCTTCTTTTTTTACTTTTTCATATCGATCTTTGTATTTTGACAAATCTAATAACATTTATTTATCCTTATTTTGTTTTTTCCATACATTATAATCTTCAACTAATTTATTGTGTTGATCTATAGTTAAACAATATCTTAATTCTTTTAGTTCATTATTAACAATACAATTAATAGATGTTTGACCAATTCTATTTGATTCTCGTATATATCCAGATATTGTTTTATTACGATCTGATATTCTAATTATACTAACTACATTTATAGAATCAAAATTAATATAATATTCTAAATCTTCATATTCAAATGTTAAACAATTAATCGTATCTTTTAATCTTTCAATAGTAATTTCAAGTCTTCTACTATAACGGTCAAAATCACTACGATTTGTTGTTATAGCCCGTTCTAATAAACGCAATTCTTGTTTATGATCCGATAACATTTTTTCATAATCTTTTTTTGATATAAACATATACACCTCTCTTTTTATGAATGAATAAATACTCCTAAATTAATAGGAGTACATTAAATTTATTATTTATCTTTTTTGGTTATTATACATTTTTTTCTCTAAACTATCAGGTCCAAACATATTTGAAATTAAATCATCAATTGATATATATTCTTTTGCTACTTTATTATTTTGTTTATCAATATTTATAACAGGTATTTCAGATTTTGCTTGTTTTACTGAACATGGTTCATAACCAAAATGTTCATTAATTAGTTTACATTGATTTACATTAGCAGTAATTCCAATACTATTTAAAAAATCATATGTATTATGAACTAATTCTGAAACGCAATTATATGTTTTTCCATCAATTGTCATATTCATATTAGTATCTAGTTGATCACTTTGTTTTACTTCTACTAAATAATGTTTTACACCTTTAATATTAATTGTTTGCATATGTTCTTCCTTATTTTTATTTATTTTTTTATTAAATTCTTCTTTTGTATATTCTTTACTGTTTATATAATATAATTCACTTATTATTTCTCCATCTTTATAATACCAAATTGAAGCTGGGCCGTCTAATCTATGAACTTCGTCTTTAGAATTATAATAACATTCATAATTTATTTTAGTTCTTTTATTATCAAAATAATTATAAATTTTATAATTTCCATTATCTAATAATTCTTTAGTTATATAATCATCAAGTATTATTATATTATTTCGTTTATTAAGAGCAACAACTTCTTGTCTAGTATCAAACTCTTGTTTTAGATATGTTTTATTGTTTATCCAATAGTGTTCACCTATAATTTCTCCAGATTTTGTATACCAAATTGTTGCTGGACCATTAATTCTATGTCTTTTACCATTTTTATAAAATTCTAGTTTTTTAACAGTTTCACAATTTTTATAATATTTAATAACTGCTGGTTTATTTTTTCTATTAAACATATTATTATTGTTAAAATAATATTCACCAATAATTTTAGTTTTATCTTTATTTAAATATTTTGTTATTTTATAATTACCGTTTTCTAATAATTCTTTATCTTCTAATTCTTTATAATCTAATTGATTTATTTTTTTATTATTAACTTTATTATGCCATTCTTTTCTAGTTAATTTTTTACCATCTAAATAATATTCAGATAAGTTATAACCAATAAAAGCTGGGCCATTTTCTCTATGAAGTTTATCATTAACATAATACCATTCAGCTATTACTTTATTTTTTTCATCATATAATATTTTTGCTGGACCTTGTTTTTTATCTAATTTATTTTTTCTAATCCATTGTTCTTCTGTATATCCATTTTCAAAAACAGATATTACAGCAGGTCCATTCTGCCTATCAATTTCTTTATTTTTATTATAATACGTTGTAACTGTGTAATCAGATCCTTCTTCTACATATATAATTTTAAAACTTCCATTTTTAAAAGTTATAGTTTCAATCATAATAACCTCCAAGTCATTTATAAATACAATATAATTATTATTAAAATTTTGTCAACTAAAAAATAAAGAAATCCAATTATTTTTTAATTAAATTGGATTTCACATAAATATTATTAGAAATATTTTTTTACTTTTTGTGTTTTTAAAATAAGAGTATCACCTGTTTTTTCACTAGTATATAAGTAATTTCCTTTTTTATCAACTTCTAATCCTGTATACCAATCACCGGTTAATACTTTAGATACTTTACAAATAAATAATTTATTACGAATTAAAATTAATTCTTTTTTAATAGATTTTAATTTTTCATCTAATATTTCTTTATCTCTAACAACAGTATCTAAATGCATTTTAATCATTTGATCAGCAGCGTTTAATTTTTTATTTCCATCTATTTTCTTTCTAACTGCATTAATTGAAGGAATACTTGCTACACCTTTTAAATCATATTCAATTTGTTTTGATTCATAAAAATCAATATCATTCTTTTCAGATTTATTATTTACTCCACCGTAATTAAAATTTTTATCTAAACCATGTTCTTTTAAAATTTCAATTTGTTCTTTTGAATATTCAGCTAATTTACCTTCTTGTAATAAAGATGAATCATTTTCAATTAATTCTTTAATAATGAATTTAACTACCTTCTGTTCAGCTTCTTTCATTTTTTCATTTTTAACCATAGATAGAATTGTATCTAGATTATTACTATCTTTAATATATGTTTCGTTAATTACAGGTAATATATCTAAATTAATAATAAAACTATTACCTTGAGGTTCTAATAATGTTAAATTCCATTTTTCTTCTAAATCTGTTAATCTATCTAAAGTATTAACATCAATAATAGCTGGGAGTTTATTAATATTTAAGTTGCCATCTTTAATAATAGTATGATTTCTAAATATTTGAGAATTTACTTCATTTGGTAATCCCATATTAATAGCATTTTCATTTAATTTAACTTTGCCTTCAACAACAAATCTAATAGACACATTCATATGTTTTTTATTATACACAAAATCACTAAATAAAGATCTTGATTCTTTTGTTTTTTCAAATAAATTACCACTATCAGTTGTTTTAACTCCAATACGTTTATAATCTTTTACAGGAATATAAAAATTATGTCCCTCTGATAATATTTGTAATATATCCATAACACAAGGATGATTAGGGTCCGGTAAATAAGAAGAATCAACTTCTCCATCTTTATATCTATACTTAGGTTTAAACGCACATCTTTTTAATTTTTTAATGAATTTTGAACTTTCATCATATGTAAATGCATTTCTAATTTCGTCAATTAAACCTTTATCTCCAGTATGATTTACTAATAAGTTTAAAGCTTCTTTTCTATTTCCAATATAATAATTTTCATATGATAATACATAACAAATATTTTTAAATGTTTTTTCATTTAAATTAGATACTTCTAAATCTGCAGTATTATATTCTTCATCATTATATTTAAAATTAAAATCACCATCTCCAATAAAAACAAATTGATTTTTATTTTTATCAATAGCATTTAATTCTAATTTTTCTTTAACTAATTTAGATGAATTTCTAGTTAAATATAAAATATCAACATCTTTATCTGCAGTCATTACTATTTTTTCAACAACTAATTCATTAATTTTTTCATAATTATGTTTAAATATTTCTGAATAATCTTTAATATTATCTGAATGTGTATAAATGCCAAATTGAGATAATTGAGACATTTGTGTTAACATTTCTTTATCATAATAATAACCATAACCTATAGTATTAAATGATAAAATATTATTTGATAATGTAGTAATTTCATTAAGTACTCTTGTTCTTTCCTCAGTAGAACTCCATTTATCTGTTACTGTATAACCATCTGTAAACATTGTAATAGAAAAATTAGGACATAATGCTTTTAATTCAGAAACTATTTCAGATGCTTCTTTAATTGATTCTGAAAAACACGTTAATCCAATTGTTGATTTAATACCATCTAATAATTTAAATAAACCATTAGTATCTTTTTTAGCACCTTTAATTAAAGTTCTATATTGTCCAATACCAGAAAACCATATAATAGAAACGTAATCATTATCTCCCATACAATTAATTGTTTCTTTTACATTTTCAATTAATCCATTAATTTCTCTACTCATTGATAACGATCTATCAATAATATGAATATGATGAATTTCACTAATTGCTACTGATTTTTTTTCAACTTCTTTTTGATTCTGATTAATTACTACTAAAGTTTTTTCTACTCCGTTAATAACTATTTTGTTTTTCTTCATTATAACCTTCTCCTTTATTTATTAATTTATATTTGATTTAATATTTTTTCTTTATCTTTTTTTAATTTCATTATTTCAGAATCTATTAATGTTATTTTTTTATTTATTACTAATTCTTTAGATAACATAAATCTACAATTTCCAATTTTTACACTATGTTTTCTTATCAAATTACCATTATATAGATTTCTAAGATCTTTTAAATATTTTTTATTTTCAACAACATAATAAGAAACTCTTCTATTTTCGTTAACATCAATTTCTTTTACATTATTGTATATATCTATATAATAAAGTTTCATAATAACCTTCTCCTTTATTTGTTTAAAAAATAAATTGCTTCTGCGGCAATAGTTCTAGTTAATCCAACGTAATTATCACACCTAAAAAAATTATTACGTTGATGATATAGCATATCACAATCATCATCTAATATAATATATTTATGAAAATGCGATTCGTATTCATAATTTAATAATTTTTTATTATACTCAATCCAACATTGAATTTCACATCCTCTGGGTATAGTATATCCACTACCTGATTTAACTTCATTGCCAATAAATAAAGATGGTGTTTTATCAATTATGTTTTTTGGATATTTAAACCCTTTTTTAACTAAATATCCTGCTATTTCTTCTACAGATTTACCTTTTCTCCAAGTAGAAGAAATAACTATTTTTGCTTCTGTTTTTTCTATTAAATAATTTAACCATTTTATATTTGAAGAACACAAATGGCATAAAGGATATCCATCTCTTTCATAACGATCTTCTTCAGATTTTAATATAAAATGTATTTCATTATTTAATACTCCATCAATATCTAAAAAAATTATTTTCAATTTAATACTCTCCTTTTATTTTAATTAAAAATTTGAATAATATCTTTAGTTATAAATCCACTATATACACTTACTAATATTCCTACTGTAATTATAGATATTTTATGTTTATGCATAAGTTCTCTTATTAATACTATAGTGCCATATCCAACTAATAATATATTATAAGTTAATGATAAATAAACATATGGAATACTAGTTGTGTATTTAAATACAACTAATGTAATAAATAAACCAAATATTATTGGCGCAAGCGTTTTGCCTAATTTTGTATATTCTTTATTTTTTATAAACATAATGAATCTCTCCTTTTTTAATCAAAAATTTAATATCAAAATAAACATATTTGATAACGAAAATATTAATATACCAGCAGTAATTATTAATCTTATTGTATATTTTAATATACTAAAATAAATTAAACTAAATATTGAAAATATAACAATAAATATATAATACAGTAAATTTGTTATATAAAAACTTTCTGTAATATTATATTTTATAATATTAATTAATATTAATACAGCAATTACTATATACATATTATATTTATAAAAATATTTACAAAATTTTTCTTTATTCATAATAACCTCTCTTTTTTAATATAAATTATTCAACCCAAATAAATTTTTGTCCTTTATTTTTAGTATTAAATACAATAATATCTCCAAGATCATATAATTCATCTAGATAATCATTAAATAATGATACGTAATCTCCATTATAATCGTATTCATGCCATGTATCTTTTGGTATTGTTCCATCCATTAATTCATGAACAAAATTAAAATCATCAATTAGTTTTTCTAGTTTATCTTGTAAATCGTCAATTTCATCTTCTTTTAATCTTCCATGATTCATAACAACGCCTGAAATATTACTATTAATTTTTTCTAATTGAACTTTAATTCTACTAATTAATCTGCTTGTTCCTGAATAAGACGGCGCAGATTCTAATAGATTTTTAAATTTAATTTTGTATCTCCAAACCATAATAACCTCTTTATATTTTATTTATAAATACAACATAAATAATTCAATAAGATATGTCAACTAAAAAATTATTTTTTATTTAATAATTTTAAATTTCTTTCTATATTTCTAAATTTAATTACTTTTGGATGTTTATCAAATTCTTCTTTTATATAATTTATTCCATCTATAAAATAATATTTTATACCAATATAATTCTGTATTCTAAGTTCTTCTGTAATTGGAATATCGAACGGTGTATTTATTAATGCAGGCCCACTTAAATTATGTAAATGTTCTATAAAGATTGCTTGGATATCTTCATCATTATATACATAATCTATAAGTTCTTTGTCTGTTTTAAATTCATATTTAATTCCATAAAAATATGCAATAATATTTGTATTCATTATACGGTAGTAATTTCACCTGTAATAGAATTAATAGATATATTTTCACCATATTTTTTTCTTAAATCTATATTTATGAATTCATCAAGTTCTTTTTTAATTTTTGTAACTTCTTTAGATACTACAATTTTTTGTTCTTTTAAAGTTTCTAATTGATGTGTAATTTCACCTAATACTATTATAGTATTGTAATAATTTTTATTATATTCTTTAATCTTATTTAATTCTTCTACTGTCAATTTATTATTACTTTCTTTTTCATTATTTCCAATTACTGACATATTATTCTCCATTATTTTTAATTTATATTATACATTACATAATTTTATTTGTCAACTATTCTTTATTCAATAAATATAAATTTCTTTGTATATTAAACTCTTTTTCTGATAATTCTTTACCTTTAATAAAATAGTAATTCTCTCCTTCACAGTCTCCAGTGTGATGTATTATTGCAGGACCTTTTAGATTATGTAAATGGTCTTTTTGACTATTTAGATATCCTTCATTACTTAATTGATGATGAGTCCAATTTTGTGATGATGTATATGAATACCATTCATAGCTATTTTTAAAATTATGTTCAATTCCTTCATAAAATACTGTTACTTTGCCTATCATAATATTATTCGTAATCTTTATTATTAACTAAATTATTAATAATTGTATGATCTTTTTGAAATATAACACCTTCTATAAATGTCCATTCATTATCTGATTTAATGCAAGTATTTCCATTCTTCCATTTATCTTCTAATTTTGCCCAATTATGACCTTTTTGAAAACACATTTCATGCATATCTTTTTGATTTTTACCATGTAATTCTTTATGCGAATATAACGATTGAGCTAACATTTGCATTGAATTTCTTATCCAGTCCTGCTGGCGCCAGACGAAATTATTACATACCTCTTCTCTAGGAATATTAAATGATCTACAATCAAATACTGCTAGTCTATTGTTTTCTATATATTTTATAATATCCTTATCAATATCAACTGATGGATATTCTCCAAAACTTAATCCAAAATACTGCGTTCTGCTTTTTTCTTTAAAATATTCTAATAACATAAATTTATTAAACTCAGCAGAGGCTATACTTGGAGCAACACTACACATTTTTTGAACGTTATAATTAAACCAAGCATCTGTTGTTAATTTATCATAATCAGTTAATAGAATTGTAATCTCATCTGATTGAGTATAAGCTAATTTAGCACCTTGAATTTGTTCACATAATTTTTTAGTTGTATGTCTCATAGCTTCATTCATTAATTCCGAAAATGGTTTTTCGAAACTTTTAGTAAACGTGTGAAACGCCTTTCCGTCCAATCTAAGTATTACTGGAGTTCTTCTAGTTAAAAATGTTCTAGATCTAACTTCATAATTATTTTTCATTCTATCACCAAGTGATGTTTTATCCATTATTAATTCTCCTCTAATTCTTCTACTAATTCATGCAATATTCTAACTTCCATTAATTCATAACCATATTTATTAGCAAAATCTTTTATAAACTTAGGTGCATTTTGTATAGTGTTACTAAATATAAACGCCATTGATAAATTAACAGTTTGCATAGTTGGATTTATATTATCAATATTAAAACTAATAAATTGATCTTGATTTTCAACATATAGATAACTGTAATTTCTACAAGTATCAGTTTCAGACTTTTTAGCTAAAACTAATCCACGGTTTCTACTACCATGATTAAATACATTCATAATGTACTCCTTTTATTTATTAATTTTAGCTATAATAAAAATCATAACCTTTCTTTCTAAAACTAGCAAGATACCAAAATTTTTCCCACCATTCTTTTCCTTCTAAGTGTGCAAGTTTTTCATTTTCGTTTACTGAATGAGATGTATATTTTGTTATTTCTAACATGCCAGTAAATACAGATTTTTCAGAAATTTTAACATAACAATATTTTTCTGCTATTTCTTTTTTTCTATTTCGTTTTTCTTTCTTATTTTTTTTCCAAAACACAATTACTCCCCTTATTTAATAACCTTAAATTTCTTTTTATATTAAAATCTTTTTCTGGTATACATTTTCCATTTATATAATATGATTTATAATTATCATATTTATCACTATTTGTCCATTTTATTGCTGGTCCATTTATATTGTGAAGAAAATCTGAGTGTTTATTATTGCCGTTTTCAAATTTATTATCTTTAATAACTTCATCCCATTTAGAAATAACATCTTCATCGTTATCACCAAAAAATATATACTTTGTTCCATTATACCAAACTTCAACTGATACTATCTTATTCATGATTTATAAGTTAGAAAAAACATCATCTGGAATATCATACATAGATTTAGGTTCGTTGTTTTTAGTATTTTCTACAATAGTATCAATATTATTATTTATCTCATCTCTAGTCATGTCTTTGATATTTGGATTTGCTTTAAACATTTTTTTCTTTAATTCATTATTAGAAGAATATCCAATTCCACTTCTTACTTTATTTATAATAAAATTTATATCTTTATCACCATGTAATAATTTATTAGTGACAAACGCATTTAAAGCATATAAACTTTCTTCAGCTATAAAAGTATTTGTCTTTTGACCACCAACTGCAATTTTATATTCTTTATGAATATTAATAGCATTCTTTCTAGATTCTGATTCTATACCAGCTAAATGTGATTTAGCTATTTCAAAAATATCTGTATTTTCTATTAGTAATTTTGCCATTTTAAATGCATTAATAATTTTTTCACCTGAAATACTACATCTAGTTCCTTCAGATAAATCTACAAATTTATTAGCCTTCTGATTAATTGGTATATAAGAATAAATTAAATGTTTTACAAAACCTTTCTTTTTTGGATCTTTCCACATACTCTCTAATTTTTCAATAATTTTTTCTTTTTCCATAATAACCACCTTTATTTTTTATTTGTAAATATAATAATATATGTTACAATTTGTGTCAACTAAAAAAATTATCCAATGTTACTCTACCATTTTCTGAAATAAATAATCTAATATTAAATAAACCACATCCATTACTTCCACCACCAAAATGTGTGTATGAATTATGTAAATCTATTGTTACAACAAATCTAAAATTATCAGTATCTTTAATTGTTTCTTTTGATAACCAACTTCCAAAGCTTTCAATTCTTAATGTTTTAAATATAACAGGCATTGTTTGAAAATATTCAGATTCTACTATAAATCTTAATTTTCCATATCTATCATATTCAACTTCAATTCTTGCAATTTTACAAGTATATGATCTTTTTAAAAGTTCTGTTTCAATAATTTCTTTAATTTGATATTTTACATCTTCTAAATCAATTCTTGATAAATCTTTCATAACAACTTTACTTGTAATAATTTCTTGTTTCATAATAACCTCTCTTATATTTTTTATTTATAAATACAATATAATATCTATTAAAATATTTGTCAACTAAAAAATAAAAAAAGATCTATTTTTTATAATAGATCTCTTGTAAATTTATTTTAATACGTATTAATTAGTTATTGTTGAACACCTCTTTTTATAGATAATTTTCTAAATTTATCCCCTGCATCCATATCTAAAACGGCAAAGTTTGATTCTGTATAAGTATTATCAGTAATAGGATTAGTTCCAGATCCTCCAGTTGTATCAACTAAAGTCCAATCAAGAAAATTAGAATCAGTTGGTGATTTTATCCATACTGCAAATGTTCCAACAGGATAAACTCTGCTTATTCTAAGATTACTAATTTCAAAATTACCACTATCATTTAAATATGAAAATGCCAATACAGAAGGATTAGTACTAGCCGCAGTTAGTATTATATTATTTCTACCTACTATAGTTGTTTGGGAATTACTTAGTGTTGTGGAATCAAGAGTACTTCTAAATCTAACAATTGGTAAACTTCCTTCAATAAGATTAAGATCGAATTCAATCAAATAAGACTCTGTATTAACTATATTAATTTCTTTGACAGTACCTGCATTATAGTTATCATTACCGATAGCAGATGCACTAAATCCGTAAGAGCCATTACTTGTAAAGGTTGAATAAGCTGTCGTTGTTCCATTTTCTAAATCACTTGTTTGTAAAGTATCTATCTCTTTAAACACTCCACTACTAGCAAGTCTTTGTATCTTGAGATCATACCAAGTGTTGTTGAGTAAGTACGAAGTAGCCGTTAGAAATAACACAACAGCACTTCCATTGGTTTTATTGAGTAATCCCAATTGATTAACAGAATTAGTTGCCAAAATATACCCATTAGTATTTACTCTATTATTAACATCCGATATAAAATCAATATTAATTGTATCGATTAAATTTAAATCAAACTTCCACTCACCATAAGCATGTTTAGAAGGTAAACTAGTTATACCATCACTCACTTGTTCTATATATTTAGAACCTTCTGGGATTTCTTGTGGTTCTATATTAACAATATTCTTTATGTATATAATATCATCACTAGAGTCATTGGCGCCAGTAAATACACCACTACCAACTTTTGTCATTTCAAATCTAACATTAGCTGCAGTAAATCTTGACATATATAATAATCTATGAGTTGTCCAAGATCCTACTATATTTCCTTCAACACTACCCTCTAATTCGTCAATTGATTCTATAGCATTTCCTAATTCAAAACCGTCAACATTAGTATTTTCAGATGGAATATAGTAGTCAAAAGTTAATAAATATTTTTTACCATTCTCAGAACCTAGACTTCTTTGTATATAGTGTGTTCCAAGATCATTACTAGCGTAATATTTTAATACATTATCTTTACTTGTATTACCGTCACTTATATTGTCGTTATTACCAGTTACTGTGGATCTGACATTTGAAAATCCATCTACATTAGAACTGAAGTTAGATGAATATCTTATTTCTGTTCTATCTTGTTCACCTATCTTTACTGTTCCTGTTTCTACAGAGAATTGTGCCATATTTATTCCTCATTTATTTATTATAATTAAATATTATAGTTTTGTATCTTTTAGTATTCAAACACTTCACCAGCAGTATATTCTTTGCCGTCTGCTGATCCATTTGTTCCATCTGTTGTTAATAATGTTTGTTTTGCATATTTATTATAATCAGCTTTATGTTGTTCTAAGGTTCTTGTATAATTATAACATTTAGCAAACTTAATATTGCCATTTAATCCGAAATTACTAAGACCCGCAATTTGTTCAATACCAACATTAGCAGTTCCTCCAACGTCAACACTTTCTATCTCTTGTCCATTTACTCTTAGTGTCCAAGTTGTATCAATAAGAACAGTTTCAATTAGGTAGTCAACACCTATTTGAAAATCATAATCAATAGTTGCTACACTTGAAAGAGCACCTTCAATATTAATAGCAGCCAAATCACTTTTTATTCTAATATAATTAGTACTTGTACTTCTACCAAATAAGTTGTGAGGATTCCCTGTTGCTCCTTTTAAATTGACTAAAGCAACTGCACTTTTAACAGTTAATAGTCTTGAAGGTAGTGTAATAGTATCTGTTCCAGCATTTAAACTTGCTCCACCATTACCAAAATCTACTCCAATAGATGTTCCATCATTGTTATTATTAGTAGCATCGATAGCATTACCATTTTCGTAATTATGGAATAAAATTAAACCAGAGTCATATTCTACAGGTTTGTGTTCAACTTTCATATCATAATTAGAAGGAGATACTATATCAGTAGAGTTTAAAAATTCATTATATAATTTATTTCTTTCTTGTGCATCTAATATTTTATCGTATACTCTTACTAATGGGATATAAGATTTAGTTTCAAAACTAATAGAATTAATGTCGGTATCATCGATCAATGGATTACTTGCTACTGTTAGCTCTTGAGTATCTTGCCACATTCTTATAACTCTATTATCGCTTTCGATGATATACATATGATATATTGAATTATAACTGTCCACTGTTGCAAGAGCAGTATCACCATTAGTATTACTTTCAATCTGAAGTGCTCCTGTAGTAGATATTGTTAAAAATGATAAATTAGTTGTCGTATCTTTATTTAAAAGTAAAAATGATTCTACTCCCAATATTCCATTGTTTTTGGCAAATATAACTATTGTTCTTGCTTCATTTGCAGGTGATAAATTAACAGATGTAGGAAAGTTTAATGTAGAAGTATCAATGAATTTAGCGGCTCTTCCTTTTCTTGATTTCTTGATCTCAACATCAGTTAATGTTGGTAAAGTTCCAGTTATTTTTTCTCTGGTGGATCCATCTCGTGTATCGAAATTAAATATTAAATTATTTCTCATATTTATTACCTCTATTATACATTATCATACTAAGTATCCAATGTTTTTATAATATTGCGTTTCTTGTATTATTTGTTCTTGAGTAGCTTTACCTTGTCTAATTTTAAAAACTTTCATAAGTCCGTTAAACCAAGCAGTTGTCATATCCCCTCTAGTACCTAATGCAATATTACTAACGCCTCCATACCCAGACACAACATCACTTGTCCCAATAGAATTACTATCTACAAATACTTCATATGTTTCGGTATTCATATCCCAAACAATATCAAATTTATGTGCTTTGTTGTCTTTATAATTATTAAGATTGCCAACAGTTTTTGATCTCATCCAAAATATATCATCACTTAAAAATAAGATCCAATCACTAGCATAAGATCCACCTAATACATGGGCTTGTGAAGCTGCATAACCAGAACCTATATTATTTGATAATTCTGTTATTGCAGTTAATGTAAAATCTATAGTTTCTGTTAAATCTATATTGATGCCTGTATCTATATATGCAGTATTTGTATTTTTAAAGTAAACACCTTGATTTAAAAAATCAACATCTACGATTGCTTGGGTTATTTCAGGAGATGTTGCATTAAAAGCACTTTTATTTTTCTTGAAATCGTATTCCATGATAGGAGTAAGTTCAGCTGCTTTTAATTCTATAAATTCAAATCTTGTAATATTTGTAGTTCCTGCGTCAGCATTTCTTAAATAAAATCCACTATTTTTTCCAATAACTTGTTCATCAAACACAAAAGTTCCTGTAAGAGCGCCAGTATAGTATCCACTAAAACTATCATCACCAACTCTAAATTCAGTTGATGTAGTATTACCTTCTATAATTAATCTATATTTATTACCATTGACAATGGAATAATCCTTTTTAACTCCACCTGCTGCTGTTGTCGTAAAACTATCATTATCTCCTATTGCTCCACCAACCATAGACCAACCACTAGTAAAATCCCAATTTAATACTATATTTTCCCCATACCCGGCTGTATTTGTAATACCTTTATGTAATTTATTATTATATAATAATTCTACTTCTTCTGCTGTTAATGCTTTGTTGTATATTTCAAACAAATAAAAATCACCAACAAAATCAAAAGCAAGCCCTCCGTTTGTTCCAATAGTAAACGGATTAAGACCGCTACCATAATCTAATATTATATCTGATATTACAATGTCGTAATCTTGCCCAATAACAATACTACTACTTGTTGACCCATCAACATATGAGATTCCAGATGAAATTAATATACTATCGTCAGCTTCAATACTACCTAATCCTTTACCATCAAAGTTTTTTGTTCTAAAATCAAATAATACTCTTGCTATATCATTATTAGTGCATTTACCTTTTATTCTAACACTGTAATTGCCTTTATGTCTTTTTTGATAAATTATAGATGAAGTAGATAAACTAAAACTACCAACACCATTACTCAAACTAACATCAGTCGGAGTTCCTCCATTTTTATGAATTGCGTCAAAACTATTAAATGTTTCACGAAACACACAACTTTTTTCTATATTATATAAACTTTCTTTCATTTATTTTTATCCTTTGTATGTATGAACACCAACTCTAATAGTCAATGTTGCACCGTTACTTGAACATTTAACTCTAGCCCATATTTTTTTACTAACTAAAATTCTAGACATTTGAGCTTCTATAGGAACAGCTTCAGCTGCGTTACCACCAGTTCTATAAGGTATTTCTGTGCATAATTCTGCTTCTCCAAATGTAGTATCTCCACACCAAATTTGAATCATATAATTTTGATCATTAGCACTAGATACATCTATAACTATTCTATGCATATCAAAATATACAGGTATATCTGGAAAATCTGACGAACTTATATCATTAGCTTCCGATAATTGAATTTCTGTTCCATAAGCTTCACCAGTTCCTGCAGTTAATGTCCATGCAGTTAAATTGTTAGCTGTACTCATAGAATTGTCACCATCATCGCCATACCATCTTTCTACAGAATGAAAATGCTTTTCTATTTCATGAACTCTGTAAGCTAATGAATTATGAACGCCAGAAAGACCTTCTGTTGCTTGATTATCTATTTTATTTGTACCTTCTTTTGTCTCAAATCCTGCCATTAATTTTCTCCATTAATTGTATATTTTTTATTAATCAATCAAAATATACAACATTGTAGCATGTATCTTGTTTTGTTGTGATAAACGCACTAAATTCTGGATGTGAACCGTCTAAAAATATAGCTGGACCATCATAATCTCCAAAGTCTAATGTTATATCAGAACTACTTTGGTCAACATCAACACCTTCAGCTGAATCTACTATTTGTTGTTGTGTTAATCCTAGATCAACTTTTAGTGTAGTTTCGTTTGTTATTCTAAGTGATGATATTTTTGCTATTTCTGCTTGAAATTGTTCAGTTGCGTCTATGTGTATTGGTACTATAATTGTTGACATAATTTATTCCTCTCTATTTATCTTGTATTACTATATTCTTGATCAGTTCCAGCACTATTAACTTGAAAATGTATATCAAATTCTTTAGCTAAAATATCTCCACTAACATCACTATCATCTCTATATAATTTTACTTCTATCATACTACTTGGAAATACTAATCCATTTCCATCTATTTCGCCAAATGAGCTTATTTGAATTAAATCACCACTAACATAATCATATACACCGCCATTAGTTGATAATGTTGTCCAAGTAGTAGGCGCGTGTCCACCATTTATGTATAATCTATAATCTATTTTAAATGTAGGTGTTGCTTCTTGAGATTGCATCCAGTGAATATGTGGTCTTATGTTACTATTCGGTTTTATAGTATGACTAAATTGACCAATAATATAAACTATCTCTGAATCAATACCTTCAGGGAATAATAATCCTATGTTTACAAAATCAAAATCTGGTTTTTGCGATTGACCTTGTTTATCTCTAGTTAATGGGAATCTCATATCTTCCCATACAATACCATTATCTGAATCACCACTCCATAATTCATAGGGAGTTACTGAATTTGGATTAAATCCTGCCATAATTATATTTCTCCTAAAAATGTTAAAAATAATGTTTCATGCGTAACCGTTGTTGTTGTAGTATCGCTTTTTATGTATACTTCGATATAATCACCAGTATTTAATATTACAAAATTTGTAATAGCGATATCACTTAAACTATTTGCATGTTCAAAATTTGTTGGTGTACTTGCACCTGGTACGATATTGCCATTTATATATAGTTGATATTCTACTCTACAAACTTTATTTGCACTCAAGTCACTAACACCGTTAAATAAGAATTTTACATTACTTTGTCCAAGATATGTTAACTTCCCAGTGCCGTCATAAACAAAACCTTCATTACAAGTTCCGTCAGACCATATACCGTTTACTCTATAATATTCTCCAGGAGTTGTGCAAATAGTTTCTAATGCTACACTTAAATGATGACATCCTTTATATAATCTTCTAGGTATAAACCCTGCCATAATTTACTCTCCTAAATTAATATCCATAACTAGCTTTAAAAACATTCCATGTTTGACCATTCATATAATCTGTTAATACATCATCACACTTTAATAACTCACATGATAGTTGTTGAACTAGTTTATTTTCTGTTGTAGGAATAAAATATTCTGCGGGAGTTACTAAATTTCCTTCTACGTCATATTCTGCCGGTGTTATTATTACATTACCATTCATTAAATTTTCTATATCTTTAGCTATATCGTTGGCTAATTTAAATACTGTTTTTAGATTAGAATAATCTACACCTATACCGGCTTTAAATGCTTCACCAGCTGTCATATATCCATCAGTTAAATTATAAATTTGTCTTGCATGTCCTTGATTTAATTCTTTAGTTGATTTCGTTTTTATTTTTTTGTGAAATCTCATTTTTATAATCCTCTATGGTGATTATTAATCTCTCCATATTTTGTTAATGGAAATTGTTAAATCTCCTGGTGTTGCTCCTATAGTAGAAGACTTTCCTTGAACTTTAACTATTGGAACAGTTCCTTTATCAAATTCATAATAGATATTTTGATCTTCATCTGTTAATGTTTTTGAACTAATTCCATCTATAGCAAATTCAGTTCCACCAGTTTCATCTAATCCAACAACTTGAATTAAAGAACCAGTACTATTATTATTATCATAACTAACATATACGCCTAATCTATTATATGTTCTCATATCTATTTCACTTCCAAAATCTACATATGAACCAGTTGTTAAATCTTGTTCAGACACAATTTCAATAGGGTCTGTATAATGATTCCATATTGGATTTTGATCTACTGTTTTTTGTATATCTAGTCCTTGATCTATTGTTCTAGGATTAGCTATTACTGTTGCGACTACAACATCACCAGTATCTAAATTTGGTATTAATTTTGGAACCGTTACAGTGTTACCAGATATTGTTGCATCTTGTAATGATATTGCTTTACCATTAACTAACAAACCACCTGCTTGTATATTTAAAGTTGCTATTGAAAATGGAGCACCAGAAATAGTAAATGTATTTGAACCAGATACTGCTGTTACTGTGAAATCCTCCATTGCATTTGTATATATTCCGTATGAACTATTTATCATGTCTATTGCTCCTATCCCTATAATGTCTTTTATAAATTTTGGAGATAATAAAGTTAAACTGTTTAAAAAAATCATCTTCTTGTCTTCTCCAATTGTATATTTTAGTTGTCAAATAATTTTGGTCCTTTTTTAATATATCCAACAGCAAAACCTGACGCTAATTGAATATCTGAAAAACTTCCGTATAATACAAATCCAGCTGGAAATGTATATAATGTTATATATGAAGATAAATTGCTATCTACTTCTTCTTCATCAATTAAACTTGCAAATTCTGAATCATTTATAAATTGTATTGCATAATATCTTTGTGTTGTTTCTATTGGTGTATTTGCATCAAAATATTTTCTTAATGCTCCTGGACCCATACCAGCATTTAACGTTTCTGCAACTGTATATGGATCTTCATCATATTTAACATTTGGATTATATCCATTCATAATATATATTCTCCTTTAAAACTTATCTTTTCTTCTTTATATTATATAAATATTAAATAAATACATTTTTAATATAATAAGTTTTAAACGAAAAAAAGCCTATTACTAAATTAATAGTAATAGGCTTAATATAAAATTTTGGAGACTGAGTAGGGAATTGAACCCTAAAATAACAATTTTGCAGACTGCTCCCTTGACCATTCGGGCACTCAGTCATAATTATGTGTGTAATATTTATAAATAAAAATGGGGTGAAGGAGGAGGCTTGAACTCCCATATGCTGGATCCACAATCCAGTGCTTTACCAATTAAGCTACCTACACCATAAAAGTACCTCTGACAGGGGTCGAACCTGTACGCTCCATTACAGAACCCTGGATTCTAAGTCCAGGATGACTACCAATTCCAACACAGAGGCGTATATAAAAAATTTATTTTGTTTATGAATCATAACTTTCTTTTTGAAGCATTTTTACATCTTACTGCTTAAATAATATATCATCCATAATATCTAATATTTCTTGTTTGAATATTGTCCATACTTGTATATAAGGAATATAATATTTTTCATACCTTTGTTTAGAATAATTTGCGGTATTTTCTTTGTAACTTTCTAAATGAATATCTATTAATTGGATTAAATGATTTAATTTACATATACTTAATTTTTTTAATTTTGATATTCTTTTAGGGTTTACACGTAATTTTATGATATCCATAAATTATACCTACTTATATAATTTTAAAAATTTAAAAAATTTTGGCCATTCTCTTCTAGGTTTCAATACTAATATAACTTCTTTCTTATCGAATTGTAATTCAGTAATTACAAACCAATCATCGCCAAAAGTTTTTGCTTTTTCAAATTGTTCTTCAGTTACTTTACAAGTAACTTTTCTAAATGAATCAGAATACCACTCTTGCATAATAGGATCACTATATTCTGGCCAATGTTTATTAATGGCACATCCAGCATGAGTAGCACTATTAATTGAATGTCCAACATCTACCCAATCTTTAATTAAAACATACATTTTTAAAGGCTGTACAGCATTTTTATTGTCGTCTGTTATTTTCATACAATGATTCCAAGCTTCTACTGTATATCTATTTCCTTCTAAATAATTATTATAATCTGTTTTAGCGAATGCAATACATGAGTTATCGTCATTAATATGAATAACGTATCTTTTTTGACTTTTAATATATTCATTATTCCATACATGCATTAATTTAACATCTGTTTTAAATGTTTTATTATTTTTTAATTTCATATTATTTTCCAATAGTTCTTGAGATTTTTCATAATCATAACTAATATACCAATTTGGATAAAAACATGGTTCGTGTTTAGAATTAAAAATTTTAGTTACTGTTTCCCAATAACTTTCTTCTTGTTCTAACTTTTCATCATTATGCCATATCCTAAATATATCTTCAACTTCACAATATTCAACACCAATACATAGATCTGGATAAATATTTTTAATTTCTTCTATACCATCATTAATACCGTTTATTAATTTATGATCCATTATAATTCCTTATTCAACTTCTATTAATTCAAAATTAGCAAAATCATATATTTTATTATTTAACATAAAGAATTTAAAATTAAATTCATTAATATTATATTCATATTAACCTCTATTATAAATTTTTTATTATAAACATTATATTGTATAATTAAATAAATGTCAACTAATAAATTATATTTTTTTATTTAATAATCCTTCATATACTTTTCTATAACATAACATATTAGGAATATATCTACTATTATTTCCAAAATATTCTGAATCATCACCATTAAAATAATTAGATATAGCTGCAGCAACACCAGAACTTCTAGAAATTCCAGCATCACAAGATATAATAAAATCTTTATTTATATTACTTAAAATAAATTCTATAATACGATCAACATCATTATCAGAAATTGTATTATATTTATCTATTTTTTCTTCTATATCATAAAATCTTAAATATATTATATCACATCTATTTTCATTTTTAAATTCAGTAAACATAGATGGATCTTGTATTGATATAATACAAACATCTTTATCTATTTGTTTATTAAATAACTTATTCTGCAAATCTAATTTTGATAAAACTTTTATATTCATTAATTATACCTCCATAACTTAAAAAATGGTGGGCCTTGTTGGACTCGAACCAACGACTTCCTGTTTATGAGACAGGATTTCTAACCAACTGAAATAAAGGCCCGCTTCCCAGACAGGATTTGAACCTGCAACAATTGGATTAGAAATCCAATGCTCATCCACTTGAGCTTCTGGGATATAAAAATAAAAGAAGATAATTTAGTAGTCCAAAATATCTTCAAGAACACTTATCAATTTGAGCTTCATTTTATAGAGAGGCTTAATAAGTTTATTTTATAGTAAAATGGCGGAGATTATAGGACTCGAACCTATATATCCTTTTCAGAACGCTAGATTAGCAATCTAGTGCAATACCAATTATGCGAAATCTCCAAAAATTTATTTATTTTTTATAAATATTCTTAAACATTCTTTTTTCCAATCAAATCCCCATTGTCGAATACCAATTATGTTAGATCTTAAGTCTTCAAGTATATTATTTATTTCATATTTTTCTGTTTTTTCTAGTTTGCTATTATTAATAATATTTTGAATTTTATTTATTGACGGACATTGCATTTGTGGAGATTCATCTATATTAAAATAATTATCTATATTAGGTTTTTTACCAATAATCTTATAAAAATTATCTCTTAATGTTTTATAATATATTATTGAATTATATCTAAGTATTTTAACAAATAATCGTTTTAAATATTTCATATATCTCCTATTAAAAATGGCAGAGAAGGTGGGATTCGAACCCACGGAGCCGTCACTCACTGGTTTTCAAAACCAGCTCCTTAAACCACTCGGACACTTCTCTATATTAAAAATTTGTTTTCTTTTAGATAATGATCTATCATAACAAATATAATTTAACATCTAATTCTACTAGTTTAAATTAGACTTTATATTTACAAGAATCTACACAACTCTCTTATCAAGATATTGGCTACGCCAGTTTTTGGTCTATTATATTAATTACTCTAGAAATAAATTAATACGATATTTTTCAAGATCATTATCTAAAAGAAATTGGTGGAGCTGGTCGGACTTGAACCGACGGCCTTCTGCTTGCAAAGCAGACACTCTTCCAACTGAGTTACAACCCCATTTTAATTTAATCATTTAAATTTTGTTTTAAATATTTACGTAAAGATTTTCTACCTTTTTTCTTAAACCAACGTTTATTCTTTGTATGACATTCATCTGGATGCGCTGGTCTTTTTCTTGAATATAATTTCTTTGTCGATTTCTTCATAATATAACCTTCCTATAAATCAAATTGTTTATAATATTTTTCGTCAGACATACTTATTAAATATCTAATTTCTTTATTTACTTGTTGCAATTTAATAATATATTCTGATTCTTTCTCCCAAAATGAATTTGAAAGGTGTTTTGTTTTAGAATCTTTTACAGACTGTTTAAGTGATTCTAACAATTCTTTTGTTCTTTTCATTAATAATTTCCTTATTTTTTATAACTAATTCTAAAGCTATAACATATTATGGAAGAATAATCAAAAAGACTATTTACGGCAGATCTGTTTAACATTTCATTAATCAATTTATGCCTTGATATTTTTTCTTTATCATATAAATGACTCCATAATAAACATACATTATTTATATGTATTAGACCCTCAACTCTTTCATCGTTGGAAGGGATTTTATCTAGTTCATATATTAGATTATTATTTTTGAAATACTTATTCAATAATACATTTACAACTACATGATACTCTTGATATCCACCACCTACTGTTATGTTAAGAAACATGCATTTATCTTTATTAGCTTTTAGTTGATTTATCATATCTAAAGTATCTAACACTTCATAAAGAACATATTGGTTACTTTCAATAATAGATAAAAACTCTTTTTCTATATCTGAGATTTCAGCACTTAGTGTTGATTTATACTCTATTTCTTTTTGTATTCTCTGGTTTTCCATTATTGTAGATATATTAAAATTTCTGTTGAGTAAAAGTAATGGCATTGCAAACATTTCAAGCTCCTATTTTGGACAAATTGTCAATATGAAAATGGAGCGAACAGAGGGACTCAAACCCTCAACCAGTAGATTGGAAATCTACCGTTCTATCAATTGAACTATGCTCGCATAAAATTTAAGAGTAGAAAGAATAAGACTTGAACTTATAATATTGGTTCTTCAAACCAAGGTGTTACCAATTACACTATCTCTCCAAATGTTTATTATTATAAATAATCTCTTAAATCTATTCCACTACATAAATTATAATAATGATAAATTTGTTCACCTACGGATTTATAAAGTCTATAATCTTGTTCTTGTGAATGATCAGTTAATTCTAATGTTCTATTGTTATGAGCTTTATTATCAAATATTTTAGCAAATTCTTTTAAAGTATCATTATTTAATTCAATATTTTGATTATTATTAATAACTTCAATTGCTTTTTTAATACCTTCAATAATTCCCTTTTGTCTATACTCTTCATATTTATCAAGATACTCGCATCTTTGACTAAATGTAACGTCCATAAAACCTCCATTAGTTAAAAAATGTCTCCAACATTTGGACTGTTTACCACTCTTATGGTTATCTATACGCAGAGTATATAGAAGAGTTTGTTCTTATAAGATTAATCAAATTTAAGGAATTTAAACCTATTGCTTGATTAAACAGAGTATCAATATTGATATTTTAAATTTTGGTGGCACCACTAGGAATCGAACCTAGAAACCTCTCGGTTACGGATTTACAATCCGCTGAGTTCACCATACTACTCAATGATGCCGTTAAAATGGTGGGAAGTTGTGGAATCTAACCACAATACCTAAATAGGAGCGGGTGCACATTATCGCTTGAGATAACAATATACTCAATACCTTCCCAAAAATGGCCAGGCGTATGGGATTTGAACCCATGATCTCTACCGTGACAGGGTAGCGTCATAAACCAAACTAGACTAACGCCCGATTAAAATCATTTAATAAAAAATTAATAAAAATGGTTGGGTAGCTCAGATTTGAACTGAGGATTTGTTGGTCCCAAACCAACCGTCATAGACCTAACTAGACCACTACCCAATAAAAATTTAATATAAAGCAGACCATAAAGGACTTGAACCCTTATCTCAGGATTTGGAATCCCACATTCTAGCCAATTGAACTAATGATCTATAAAAATGGTGATCCCAGTTGGACTCGAACCAACGCTGTCAAAGACTCCTGCTTAAAAGGCAGGTGCGTTACCAACTACGCGTATAGGATCATTTATTTAAATTAATTTATAAATTAAAATAAATTAATTTAAATAAAGATCTCAGGTTTAAGGATTTTCGACCCAGAGATCTGAGTATCTCCATGCTATTAGATTGATCAATCTGATAAGTTCTTATAGTGTGTTTTACAGCAGAACTTATTAATGTTCTTAAATTTGCAATGCTATTTCATTAATAGAGTTTGTTACGTTTCTATTAATAGGCATATATTTTCTATTGCTAATTCCTGAAACTGTTCACACAATAACCTGACCAATAGAATCAATGTTTGCGTCAATCCAACTCAAAGTAACAATACTGAGTTAGTTATCTCATTGCCTCGCCTTTCCGAGTTAAAAATTGTAACTGGCACGAAAGAATGCTTTAATCTATATTAAGCTATCAATTAAATTATTTGAATAAACAAACTTTTCAATTTTGTGGGATTAGATAATCACCCATATCTTTCTTCGTGAGAGTTATTTCTTTCGAGTCAGCCAACTAGAACTAGTCTAGGATGAGCTTCGATACTTTTTAAATAAAAATGGAATCGCAGATGGGAATCGAACCCACAAACTTTACCGTGAAAGGGTAATGACTCTAACCTAATTCGTCTACTGCGACATAAAAATATTTCAATATTAATATCTAATAAAACATTTATAGTTGTATTAGCATTTATAATTATCTTCCATATTGAAATATTTTAAAATGGTAGCGGAGATGGAATTCGAATCCATATATCACGGGATATGAACCCGTTGAGTTGCCAGTACTCTACTCCGCTATAAAATGGCTAACCAGGTGGGACTTGGACCCACATACTTTCGATTAACAGTCGAACGCTAAACCAATTTAGCTACTGGTCAATAAAATGGTATTCCCAATAGGACTTGAACCTATACACCATAAAGATACAAGATCTTAAATCTTGTGTGCCTACCAATTACACCATGGGAACATAAAAATATTTATTTAAATTAATCTACAAATTAAAATAAATTAATTTGAATAAAATGGAGCCAAATCTCGGACTCAAACCGAGGACCCGATGCTTACAAGGCAACTGCTCTAATCAACTGAGCTAATTTGGCATTAAATATATTATTTGCGGTAGGTAGGATTCGAACCTACGATACTTTCATTTGTATGAATGTGTTTTCCTTTTACACTATCTATAGTTCCGCAAATAAAAAAGTTAGTCTGTGTAGAATCGAACTACAACTATTAGGACCAAAACCTAATGCACTACCATTATGCAACAGACCATCAAAAAATATAAAGCAATAGGAATTATTCACATGTTTCTATGACTTTGAACTGCGTCAAATGATTTTTTCAATAATTCTAAACCAATATTTTTACTATTACTATAATTTATTTTAAATTATTCACAAATATTACACATCTATGCTTTTGTTTAAGATCTAATTTTTAATTTCTTAGTCATTATAATTTGATTAAAGATTCTGTTAACTAAAAAATTATTTTTTTTTTACAATAAAAAAAGGAGGTTTTTTCAACCTCCTTATATATAATTTTGTTTATTAATTTTTATATTTTTAGAGGTATTTAAATATATCATGATCAAATTTGGCAGGTGTATTTACACAATTAGATTCACTAGTATATAATGATTGATAACTTGTTCTACCAACTAATTCTTTGAGTGTAAGTCCTATTAAATTTTGCCAAACGTTCATGATTTTTATTTCCTTTATTTTTTTCATTCTAATATAAATATATGAAAAAAATATTTTTATACATTTTTTTAAAGATCTAATTTTTAATTTCTTAATCATTATAATTTGATTAAAGATTCTGTCAACTAAAAAATTATTTTTTATTTAATAATTTTAAATTTCTATTAATATTTCTAAATTTAATAACTTCTGGGCGTTTATAGAACTCTTCTTTTGAATAACTTTTACCATTGATATAATAATATGCATGTTCTATTTCTCCAGATCTATTATACCAAATCATTGCTGGTCCATTTAATCGGTGTCGTTTTCTATTTATACAATATTGCATAGCTTCTATTTTGCCAGATTTATAATATTTAATCTCTGCGGGACCATATAAATTGTGAATATAATCATTTTTGTTATAATACATATCATGCATAATTTTAGTATCTTTATCATCATAATATACAATTCTTCTGTAATTACCATTTTCTAATTCAATTCTTTTCATAAATTAAACCTTATTGAAGTTAATATTTTATTTTTTATTGATAAGTTTAATTCTATTTTCCATATAATCACAAAATTCAGCAAATCTACTATTAGGTGTAATATAACCATTAAAATCGTGTTGTAATACTCCTAATTCAATAAATGCTACTATAAAATGATTAATATTTTTTGTTGAATCTCCATAAATATGATAACTTAATTCTTCGATTTTTGCGCCACCATTGTCAGAAATATATTCAATTATTCTTTTATAAAATGTTTCTTTTCTTCCACTATTAAATATTGGAGTATTAAACATAAATTTATTTTCATATTTAAATGGTGTTTGACTATTTATATTAATTTTTTTATTAAAAAATGATGTTAATTCATCTTTATCATAACCAATTTGTTTAAATTTATTTTCAATACAATTAAAGTTATTTGTTAAAGCATTAATTGCATTTTTTGCAGTTAATCCTAAATTTTTTTGTAAAAAAATTCTAGCTTTTGCAGGTTCAATCCAATTTCCAAAATCAATTTTTTTATTTCTCATAATCAACTCCAATATATTTTTTATTATTAAATACAATATAACAAATACTAATAAATATGTCAACTAAAAAATTATTTATTTTTTAAATTTAATAAAAAACATTATAAAAGCAATTATGAACACAATAGCAGTTATTAATAATGTTGATATTATTGGAATAAACGTAATAAATATATCTATATTATTCACAACATTTAATAGTTTTAAAAAATATATAAGTATAGAACAGCATACTCCGAACATATTAAATTGAAATATTGTTTTTAACGTTACTTGACCCCATAAACTTTTTAAAAATTCTATCATTATAACCTCTTTATAATTAATTAAAAATACCCTATTACTATTGTAATAGGGTAAAATTATATTTATTTAAAACATATTCATGCCAGACATATCAGAACTATTGTTATTTTCTTCTTTAATATCTGTAATAATACATTCAGTTGTTAAGAATAATCCAGCAATACTTACGGCATTTTGAATTGCACTTCTAATTACTTTAGCAGGATCTATTACTCCGTCTACAAATAAATTTGTAATACTATTAGTAGCTGCATTATAACCCATATGTGGATCACTATAATCGTTTAATCTTGCAATAATAACATCGCCAGATTCTCCAGCGTTAAATGCAATTTGACTAACAGGAGCCATTAATGCTTTACGCAAAATATCAGCTCCTACTTTTTCTTCATGTGTAGAATTTGTGAAATCAATAATAGCTTTTGCTGCATGAATAAGAGTAACACCACCACCAGTAACAATTCCTTCTTCTACAGCAGCTCTTGTCGCATGCAAAGCATCATCAATACGAGCTTTCTTTTCTTTCATTTCAGTTTCAGTAGCTGCACCAATTTTAATAACAGCAACACCATTACTTAATTTTGCTAATCTTTCTTGTAATTGATCTTTGGCATAATCTGAAATTTCGTCTTCAAATCGTGCTTTAATTGTATTAATATGTTTTTCTACAATTTCTTCATCACCATTACCTTCACGAATAATAGTAGTATCTTTACTTATAATAATTTTTTTAGCAGATCCTAAATCTTCTAATTTTACAGTTTTTAGATTTCTACCTGTTTCATTAGAAATAACAGTTCCACCTGTTAGTATTGCAATATCGTCTAATACTTCTTTTCTATTATCACCAAAACCAGGAGATTTAATAGCACAAACTTGTAATGAGCCACGTAACTTATTAACAACTAAAGTAGATAATGCTTCTCCATCTACATCTTCAGCTATAACTAATAATGGCTTTCCTTGTTGAGATACCATTTGAAGTATTGGAAGTAATTCATTCATTTTACTAATTCTTCCATTATAAATTAAAATATTTGCGTCATTTGTATCAAATGTCATTTTTTCTTGATCTGACACAAAATAAGGAGAAATATATCCTCTGTCAAATTGCATACCTTCAACTGTTTCCATATATGTGTCTATAGATTTAGCTTCTTCTACATTAATAATACCATCATTACCAACAGCTTCCATAGCTTTAGCAATTAATGTACCAATTTCAGAATCATTGTTTGCAGATATTGTTGCAATTTGCGCTATTTCATCATTAGTTTTAATTTCTTTACTTAACTCTATAATTTTAGTAATAGCTTTATCTCTTGCTTTTTCTAAACCACGTTTTAAATACATTGGATTGACACCAGCTGTTACATGTTTTAATCCTTCTTCAATAATAGCTTGAGTTAAAATAGTTGCTGTAGTTGTTCCATCACCAGCGTTGTCTTGAGTTCTCTCTGCAACTTCTTTACAAAGTTGTGCTCCCATATTTTCAAACTTATCTTCTAATTCAATTTCTTTAGCTATAGTAACACCATCATTTGTAATAATAGGAGATCCAAATCTTTTATCTATTACTACATTTCTACCACGTGGTCCTAATGTTACTCTTACTGCATTAGCTAGTTTATCAACACCTATTTTTAATGATGCTCTTGAATCTTGTCCAAATTTAATTTGTTTTGCCATATTCCTTTATACCTCTTTATTTATTTATTTTAAAATTCTAATTTCCATGTTTTTACGCCATGTAATTCTCTATCTTCCTTATAAAATGAATCTGTTGTATATATTTTATTGTAAAAAAATAATAACTTATAAGATCCCTTTGAAAAAATACCATGCGATACATATGTATATTTATTTTTAAAATTTAAAGTATCTAGTAATAAACCAGTATCTTCTAATGAACTCCCAGTTTCACATATATCATCAAAAACTATTGCTACACCATCACTATAATCTTTTACATCTGGTAATATATCAAAATCTAAATTTATAACTTCTTTAGTTTTAGAATCTCTAATTTTTTTCATACCGATAAATTTTATTTCTTTATCAGGATATCTTGATTCTGCAAATTGGCATAGTGAAGCTAATCTTGGAATAGCACCTTTATCAGGTGCTACAAAATATAATGTTTTAACTTCTTTATTTAAATTAATAATATCATTTATTGTCTTATCAATATAAGTATAAGCATTTATTAAATTACAGTTTTCTAATGATTCATAAACTACTTGTGAATGTGGATCTAAAATACTAACAGATTCGTACATTTGAAAATTTATTAATTCTGTCATAGCCTTTACTGAAAATGCTTCTCCTTCTACAAATATTTTATCTTGTCTTGCATATGGAAAATAAGGAATAGTTAAATGTATATTTGGATAATTGTATTCTAAATTTCTTATAGCATTAGTAACTAATAATAATTTAAGTATATCATTAGAATTTCTTATATTTGCTATAATATTAATATCAATATCATCTACATCAACTAATTCTGTTATACCACCAATATGGACTTCTCCACCATTAAATAGTTTTGATTTAACATCATCTAATTTAATATTTTTCATTGTTATTCCTTATTTAATAATTTTAAGTTTATATTTACGTTTATAATTTTATTTGATTCTATTATCCAATCTTCTTTTGAATATTCTATGCCGTTTAAAAAATATGTTTCATTTGTTTGTGTTTCAAATATGTTATAAAAAATTCTAGCTGGTCCATCTAATCTATGTATTTCATCTTCTAAATTATAATAAATTTCACTGTATTTTGTTGTTTTTTCTATATCCCAATAATTTAATCTTTTATAATTTCCATTTTCTAATTCTATTTTCATAATTAAACCTTATTTAATAATCTTAAATTTCTTTGAATATTAACAGTTTTGATATCATTTTTATCTATTATTTTATCTTTATATTTATAAAATTCATAAGCTATATTTTTTTCATTATATACATTTTCATAATCTTCGTAATCAATTATTTCTATACATACAGTATCTATAGAATTAATTATTTCATTATTTTCATTTAATTTTATTATAATATTATTGTAAGAATAAAAATCATCTTCAGGTATATTTTCCTTAACCATAGAATTTTCAATACATATTGTATATTCATCAAATTCAATATGTATATTATTATTTTTATATTTTATAGTTCCAGTAAAATAATCACTATAATCCTCACAACTTAAAGAAAATCTATCTAAATAAGGAAGTTGTAATAATAATTGTAAACCTTTTTCTCCAATAAAATACTCTAAAATTTTATTTAAATCATTTATAAATTTTTCTTTAAATAATAATTCTTTCAACATTAATTAATCCTTTTGCAATAACCTTAAATTTCTTTGTATATTAAATTCTTTTTCTGAACATCTTGTATTATCAATATAAAAAGATTCACAAAATACTTTTTCATTTTCATCATACCAAATACAAGATGGACCGTTTAATCTATGAACAAATCCATGTTTATTCCATTCTTTATAAGCTATATTATTATTACTGTCGTAACATATTTTACTTGGTTTATCATTATAAGAATGAAGAAAACCTTCTTCGTCTAATAATTCTAATCTAATCAATTTAAATAATTTATTATATATTTTTTTATATTTAATGTTTAACATACCCGTGTTTTCTCATTTCACTAAGAATTTCAGATTTTTTATTTAATACTTTATCAAATAATGTTTGTAATTTATTAGCTGGTTTACCATTGTTATGTTTACTTATAATTTGTAAACGTAATTCGTGAGCTCTTTTCATTAAAGAATTATATAATTCTCTATATTCAGACTTTGATAATTCATCATTAATATCTTCTTCAGAAATGCTTTTTTGTTTTTTAATTTTTTTAAGTTCTTCTTTAAACGTATATTTTTTATCAGAGCTTTTATCAGGTAAAGATCTATAATATTTATCCATACCTTTTTTATCTTTTTCATAACATTTAAATGCTTTACTTCTTGTGGTATGTTTCTTTTTACATACAAGACAGCCTGTATTAAAATGTTTTTCACTAGATAATGTAAATTTTTTATTACTACTATAATCTGGCAATGATCTAAAATACCATTCTGTTTTATCTTCTGTTTCACCGCCAAATAATTGAGATTCTTCCCAACACTTATATGCCTTTGCTCTACTTACGTGTTTTTTACCGCAAATAGGACAATGTTGTATTACACCATAGTCTTTTTTCTTTTCTTCTACAACATCTTTAAATTCTGGATATTCTCTACTACCTCTTAATGTATTATAATAATCTACCATTTCTGGCTTTAATAGATAAAAATCCATTAAACATTTATGAGCCTGTCTTCTTGTTGTATGAGATTTACTACATACTGGACAATTCATTAATTCTCCTTTTTTAAATCTTAATTTTATATATTATACATTTATATAAAATAATGTCAACTACTTTTTATTTAATAGTCTAAAATTTCTATTAATATTTCTTATGTTATTTAACTCTTTTTTAAAATCAAATAGTGGATTATACAATTCATAAAATGAAATAAATAATAAATCAATTGATTCATTTTCAATTTCACAAAGTTGATCATCTGAATATTTTGATAGTCTATTTAGAACTGCTTTTAAGATTTTATTTTTATTTCTCATATTAATTCCTATATAAATAAAAAAGGAGATGTTAATCTCCTTTAATATTTATTTTTATAAATTATACTTTAAGTTCATCTAACAGTTTTTGTAATTCTTCTTTAGTTTTACCTTTAATTTCTTCATCTTCTTTTTCTGCTATTAAACTTTTAATTCTATTAGCCTTTGCTTTATTTTCAATTGCAATTTTTCTATTATCTTTTTCTTCTGATTTTGCTTTGATAATATATAAAACAATATCAAATTTTAAATTCAATTCAGTTGATTCATTTGTTCTTGTAGTAATAAAGCTTTCTTCTGCTACATCTTTTTTAGCTTTATTTAATTCAATAGCAATTTCATCTAATTGTTTTAATGTCAAACTCCATAAATCTTCAACTTGTAACATACCTTTTTTTGATTCAAAACGTAATCTCATTCTTAATGCTTGTTCAAATATATTCATAATATTTCTCCTTATTTTTTTAAAATTTAATTTTTAATATTCTGTTAAAATTACCTTCAACTTTAACAACCAATTCATTTCTTTTAGTTTCTGAAAATCCTAAACCAGATAATTGATTATCAGAATATTCAGCTGACATTTTTGATCCTAATGCTTCAAATAATCGTTTATTTGACATTAACTCTTCATTTAAAAATTCATTATAGAATCCTCTAGTTCTAACAGGATTTTTACAATCTTTTAAAAAGAATAAATAATGTTTATTGCCCGTAGTTTTGTTATCCCAATAATTTGGACTATACATAATAGTTGAAACATCTACAAAATTATTAGTTTTAATATTCCAAATATCTTTTGAAGAACATGAACTCTCAATTAATGGTTCAACTATAAACTCACCATTTTTAAGTGTTACGTTTGCAACTTTTACAGTTTGGTCATTACGTAATTCTTTATTGTATGAAAATTCATAAATTTTTCCATCAACTTCTAATTCAGCTGTAAATCCTGTTTTACCACCATTATGAGAATAATTATGAACTGATAATATATATTTTCCTTCATCCATTGTATGTTTATTTGGGAATGTTATGTTTTCAACTGCTCCATTTGGTGCTTGAGTATATGGTCGCCTTATATCAACATCTAATTGACCGCCATTGCTCATTTTACAAGGTTTTTTATATGTATTAAACGCTATTGTTTTTCCACAAGGACATTTTAAATGAGCGTCAAAATCATTATTATTTTCATTATTGTCGTTCCACATTATACTATATCTAAAATCACCGTCAACTGCACCACCAAACTTTTTAACTAATTTTTTCATTGAACTATCTGCAATGTTACCATTGTAACTCCAACAAAAATTATTATCCCATTTAAACATTGATTTAGAATCTTTATTTTGTGGACCAATAAGACTAACTAAGTTATTAGTATGTTTACTATCTAATAATACTTTAATATTTTTAGATTTAGGCAAAACATCGTTAATAAAATCTGTAATACTAATTTCTTCAACTTTATCAAATTTCTTTGGATTTTCAGTTACTTCAGATTTTAATTCATCAAAAATAGATGTATTTACTTTTTCAACATCTCTATTAATATAAATAATATTATTTGCTGTGATATCATCCAATGTTGCAAATTTTCTTTGTAGTGAATCTTCAAAACCTAATTCTTTAATTTGTTGTTCAGCTTTTTCTACCATCTTTTTTGTAAAAATTGCTTTAGGTCTTTTGTAATTTTCAGGTGCTACAACATTTTTTTCATATTTCCTTACTGCTTCATTTATATCTACATTATTTGACAAATCTATTAATAATGTTCCAATTGCAGAATTTCGTATTCTACATACTCTATTATCAATTGAATTTTTCCAATACCAATTATCATTTTCTACATGTAATTTTTTATATTTCAAAAATTCTTCAATTGAAATTTTATATTCAATACCTTTATATAATGATTTTTGTGCAATCAATTCTAAAATAGTTTCAGCTGCATCTACTGTTAATTCTGTCATTGCTCTTTGTAATAACTGTTTATTTTCTTTATGTTTACCTTGAATAGCTTCAACAGAATATCGTAAATTGCTACTAACAAATTTATTAGGTAATACTAAGTTAAAATGGTCCCAAGAAATAGTTGAATTGTCTTCTAACAATTCTTTATTATTTGCTGTTCCTAACTTATTATTAATTGTAATAAATTTATTATAAATTACTTTAGAATCAATATAATTTTTTAATTCTTTTGCAACAATATTGTATGGATATTCTAAATCTTCAATATCCCAAATATTTTTAGTTTCATTATTTGAATCAATAATAACAATATTTCCAAAATGTTGAATAAATTGTCTACAACATGAACAATCAAATTCTCTATGTTCTCTGTAGATCTCATTAGTTCCTTCTGGAAATGAATCAAGATATAAATTCCAAAATTTTTCTTTGTCAATATTTGCTAAAAATAAATGTTTTTCATCTTTAGAAATATTTGTAAATCTTTCTTGAACTGCTTGTTTAAACTTAATAAAATCTGCCATGTTTTCCTCCACTATTTTTTAATTATTACTAATTTAATATATCTATATTTTTTGTCAACTAAAAAATTAATTATTTTATTGGGTTATTAAATTTATTTTTTAATATTAAAAATAATCTATATAATAATTTGCAAATAAAAATGATTATTAAAATAAAAGTTATCATTGATGTCAATATTGGTAGTATAGAACATATCATAGCTACCCAAAATACAGATATATTTTTTATTTCATCATACACACCAGTTTCTGTAAATAACCATTCGCTTTTAACTATTGTAGATGTTTTATTTGTTAACAAATATAATATATTATTTACATTTATTTGTAATTTATTAAATTTACAAACACTTATTAATAATACTGTTAAATTAATTAACATACACATAAAATATATTGTTAAAAAAATCATAATAACCTCCAAGTTATTTTATTTATAAATACAATGTAAATAACATATAAAAATCTGTCAACTAAAAAATTATTTTTTATTTAATAACTTTAAGTTTCTTATAATATTTGCTTCTTTTTTCCAATCGTCAATATTATTAAAACGTATACCATTTATATAATACCATCCACCATATATTTCTCCAGATTCATAATATCTAATCTCAGCTGGTCCATCTAATCTGTGTAATTTATTATTTATATAATATGTTTCAGTTCTTATTTCTCCAGATTCATTATACCAAATAGATGCTGGACCGTCAATTCTATGTTTTTTACCATTTTTATAAAATTCTAGTTTTTTAACAGTTTCACCATTTTTATAATATTCAATTATTTCTTCCACAATTAAACCTTATTTAAAAGTTTTAATAATTCTTCTTTAGATATATTAGGATTTTCCATAAAAATATCTTCAGCTTTTCTCATATACTCACCAACTTTAATTCCTGGTTTAATATTAAATGTATTAATAATATCTTTTCCAGAAATAGGCATTGATACTGGTTCATGTTTTTCTTTTAGTTCAGCAATTCTTTTTGCTATATTCGGAACTTGATAAGGTAAACAATGTTCAGGTGCATGAGAAATATTATCTGCGTGAATAACTTCTAATAATTCTGTTAATAGATTACCTGATAATTTAATTAACTTTCTTATTGATTTATCTTTAATGTTTAAAGTTTCATTTCCCCATTGTTTAGTATGCATATGATTTTTGACAATAAAAGAAACACTATCAACTATTTCATTCTCATACTTTAATCTTTTTAAAATATCAATAACCATAGTTTCACTAAGAGTATTATGATCTATAAAACTATAATCATTTTTATCAGAATTCCATACTCTAGTTTTTAATTTACCAATATCATGTAATAACGCAGATAGTCTAACAACTAATTTATTTTCATTTTCTAGTATTGGTTTTTTAACAACGGCTTGTAATACGTCAAATAAATGATTAAATAAATCTGCAGAATGATATTCGTTTTGTTTAAAATCTATAGTTTCAATTAATTCTGGAATAATATAATTAATTAATCCAGTTTTTACTAAATAATATAATCCATTTAAACAATTATCAGATAACATTATTTTTGTAAATTCACTATTAATTCTCTCTTTTGATAAAATTTCTGTAGATTTATAATTTCTAATTATTGAATCGTATACATCTTTAGTTAATTTAAATCCTCTTGTAGAAAATCTAATAGCTCTTAACATTCTTAAAGGATCTTCTTTAAAAATACTATCAGGATCTGATGTTGTATTTAAAACATTATTACCTAAATCATTAATACCATTTCCAGTAAAATCTTCTAATTTATTTAAAGATATATTATACATTAAAGAATTAATAGTAAAATCTCTTCTTACTGCATCTTGCTCTATTGTTCCAAATTTAACTAATGGTTTTCTACTACCTTCTTCATACGCTTCTTGCCTACTCATCACAGATTCAAAATCTAAATCACTATTAGGTAATCTAAAATTAGCAGTTCCAAATCTTCCAAAGATTACTGGATTGCTATCTTTTTTATATACTCCTAATTTCCTTGTTAAATATTCTGCTAATGCAACACCACCCATTGGTAAATTTACAACAATATCAATATCTTTAATTTCTTTCTTTTTTAACAAAATATCTCTTACCGCGCCACCTACTATATATACCTTATTCTCAAATTGAGTATCTATAATATGCTTATTGATACTTTCAGATATTTTAAATAATCTTTCTAACATATAACCTCCAAATATTTATAAATACAATATATCTAATTTTAAAATTTATGTCAACTAAAAAATTATTTTTTATTTAATAATTTTAAATTTCTATTTATATTAATTAGTTTATTAAATTCTTCTTTTTCATATTCGTTTCCATTTAAATAATAATATTCACTAATAATTCCACCATTTTTATGATGCCAAATTACAGTTGGCCCGTCTAATCTATGTCTTTCATCTTTTGAATTATAATAACATTCACTTTCTATTTTTTTTTCTTCTTTATCATAATATCTTATGTTTTTATAACAATCATTTCCTAATTTTATAATTTTCATAATTAAACTTTATTTAACACAGCTATATTTATCTCTAAAATTTCGTTTTTCTTCATCACTCATTAATTTCCATTGTTTTTTTAATCTTTGATAATAAGATCTTTTATCAATTGGATTATCATAATCAACAACTTTTTTTAAAAATTTTAATACTGTTTTTCTCATTATATACTTCCAATATTATTTGTTTTTATTGCCATCACGCTCTTTAAAGTTTTCACATTCATCTGTTTTAACTACAGTTCCTTTTTTACTTGATTTACAAGTATTATAATTTTCACATTTTCCACATTTAACTCTAAACATATTTCTCATAGTATTCTCCTATTTTTTATTTAATAACTTTAAGTTTCTATTTATATTAATTTTTTTATTATACTCTTCTTTTGAATAACTTTTACCATTTATCCAATAATGTTCACCTCTTATTTCTCCAGATCTATAATACCAAATTCTAGCTGGTCCATCTAATCTATGAAGTTTTCTATTTATATAATACACTTCACTTTCTATTTTAGTTTTCTCTACATCATGATAATATATTTTTTTATAACAACCGTTTTCTAATTCAATTCTTTTCATTTTCATAATTAAACCTCTCTTTTTATTTATAAATACAATATAAATTATACATAAAAATATGTCAACTAAAAAATTATTTTTTATCTAATAACTTTAAATTTACTTGTATTTTAAAATCTTTTAAATTTTTACATCTAATTCTTTTTCCATTATAATAATATCGTATATAAGGATTAGGAGACATTGAATTATACGCATTCATATATGATTCTAAATCTAAAACAGTAAATGCTGTATTTTCATCATATATAGTAGATGTAATCCAAGCTGGTCCGTTTATATTATGTAATTTTCCATCTTTATATTTTTTAAAACTAAATTCTGAACTTACAAAATTTACATAATTAATATATTCTTTTATAAATGTATTTACCAATTTTTTTGATGTCATTTGAATAATAATCTTAAACGTATCAAATACTATCAAATAATTATAATCAGATCCGTAATAATCGTGTATTTCTAATTTTGTATCAATATCAAATAATTTAATGTGACCAATTTTTGATGCAGATTTTATAATTTTATCTTTTAATTCTATTGATATTTTCATTTAATCTTCAAATGTTATAATAGGATTTCTGCAAGTATTATCTTTTTTATTTACTTTTAATTCTGCGTACACAGTTTTTATGTCTCTATTTTTGTTCCAATATTCTATAACAAAATTATAAGAATTGTCTATTTTTGATTTTATGCCTTTATAATTAATATTTTTTATATTAAAAAAATCATCTTTAAACTTATCATACATAACTCTAATAAATGCACCATTAACGTTATCAGCAATTTCTTCTGTATTTACGCCACCACTTGTACTAAATCTAAATTGTTGTTGCATATTTACTCCTTATTTAATAACTTTAAATTTCTGTTTATATTAATTATTTTAATTACTTCTGAATGTTTATAGAATTCTTTTTTTGAATATTCTTTACCGTTTATCCAATAATCTTTATTATATATTTTACCAGATTTATAATACCAATTTTTAGCTGGTCCTTCTAATCTATGTGATTCACCATTTGAATTATAATAATATTCATAATGAATTTTTCCATTTTCATGATAATGTATTTTTTTATAATTTCCATTTTCTAACTTAATTCTTTTCATAATTAAACCTTATTTAATAACTTTAAATTTCTATTTATATTATATATTTTATCAAAATCTTTTTTATCTAACCCTCTTCCATGTAATTCATAATAATGTTCACAACATAAAGCTTTTCTATATTTAAAATATTCTTCATTTATATATTTTTTAGGATCTATAATATATTCATTCCAAAAATAATTAGAATTCATACTATTAAAATATACTCTGCTTGGACCTAAATCATTATGATATTTACCATTTTTTAAAAATTTAATAGTAAATGGCGATATTACATATTTTAAATATTTTCCATATTTTAAATGAATAATATTATTAATATATGTTGCCTTTGTATTTACTATTTCAATTTTAAATGTTTCAAAACATAATATATAATAACTTTTATCGGCACCTTCATATTGTTTTAATTTTCCTATTGGATCTTTAACATTTAATATAGAATAATTAATATAATTATCTTTAAAATGTTTTTCAAAATGTTTTTTTAATTCTTTTTGAGTAATAATTTTTTTCATAACTATCCTTTTTTTTTATAAATAATTATAAATTACAATAACAATAATGTCAACTAAAAAATAAAAAAGAGGAATATTTAATTCCTCTTAATACTTAATTTAATTATAGTTTATCCACATTTTGACCAAGCACATGAATTACAACTAATACAACCTTGTTCATATCTTAATGTAGATTGACCACATGAAGGACATTCTTGTTCTTTATCATCTTTAACTACTTTAGTTCCATCTTTTATAAAATTACTTAATAATTTTTTAATATGAAATATTAAAGTAGAAATACCAGTATTATGTTCATCTAATACATTAATAATATCTTGAATCTGAACATTATGTCTAAGTGCCATTCCAATAGCTCTTGCTATTTTATTTACATTAGATTGACCATTATATTTTTCTTTTTGTTTTACTATTAATTCTTCATTTATTTCTTTATTTATACATAATGTTTCCATAGCTTCTACAACACTTCCTGCAATTTCTGTAGATTCATGACAATTAGTATTAATAAACATTCCAAATGGTTTAGTTAAATTTCTATCAGCAAATATTATATTAACATACCATTTCTTTTTATTGATATCTTTAATTTTATAACCTTTAGAATAATATTCACCAGGTAATTTTACGCTGTCTTTAATTACATATCCATTAGATTTAATAAATAAAGTTTCTAATTCTGATTTTTCTTTTTCTACTGTTTCTTTTCTTTCTAATACAGCAGACATTGTTCCATCACGGTATGTAGTAATTCCTTTAATACCAGATTTATAAGCGTCTAAATAAAGATCTTTAAATTTTTCATACGGATAATCTTTAGGTATATTTACAGTTTTACTAATAGCCTGATTACAATAATGTGCTAATACTTTTAATGTTTTAATATGGTCTTCTACAGATAATTCATTAGTAGTACTAAACGCACCTTTATCTTTATATTTTTTAAATTGATCTTTTGTTAAATTTTCTTTACACCATTTATATCCGTAATCTATAACTTCAGTTTGTTTTACTAATCCTCTATTTTTATCACATTCATAATTAATATTATTAAACTTACCTTTTAAAATATCTTCTGTTCCGCGTTTACTAAATTTTAAATCTTTTGTTTCAAACCATTCACCATTATGAATATCAGGAAATTTCATTTTGTTACTCTTTAATGTATTTAATTCTTTTTCATTTACAATAGACCATCTAAAATAATCTGTACTAAATACTGGTTCTATTCCACCACTAACTATACCTGCAAAAATTCCAGTATTTCCATTTGGTGCAAACATTGAATGATGCGAATTTCTCATACACCCAATATCTTTAATTTTATTTTTTACTTCATCACTAATTTTTAAATTATTAAAATATTCTGTATTAAAATAATGTGATGAATCAAATAATTCAAAATTACCTTTTTCTTTTCCAAGCTCTGCAGAATATAATAATTCTGTTTCTGCTTTAATTTTCATCAATTTTTTAGTAAATTTTAAACATTCTTCACTTCCATATTTTATACCTAACATCATTAAAGCTGATCCATACCCCATAAATCCTAGACCAATTCTTCTTTTTTCTTTTATTGCAGTTTTATAAATATCTAAAGGCACTGTAGATATATCATTAATATTATCTAAAAATCTAATAGCTGTTTTTACGTCTTCTTTATATGATTCGAAATCAAATCTAATAGATCCATCAAAATATAATATTATATATTTAACTAAATTATGAGAAGATAAATTACAAACACCGGTAGACATGGGAATTTCTCCACAAGGATTTGTTTGGTATATTTTTTCTTTTCCATTTAACGGATTAATTTTATTAATTAAGTCTAAAAACATTATACCTGGTTCATTTCTATTATATGTGGCCTTCATAATTTCTTCCCAGATGTTTTTGGCTTTTAATGTTTCATGAATTACTGTTGGAAATCCTTTTGATTTCCAATCTATTAAATCACCAAACCACTCAGTTTTATATTTATCATAAGTAGTATCTGGGAATTCTAAATCCCAATCTAAATCATTTTTAAGTGCATTCATAAATCCATCGACTATACCAATGCTTAAATTAAATTTTGATAATCTACCAGGAGTTTGTTTTACTTTAATAAATTCAATAATATCTGGAGAATTAATATTTAATACTCCCATTTGAGCACCTTTTCTTATTTTTCTTTTTTCATTTTGTTTTTCTTCACCTAAAATCTTTTCAGTTCCACATGTCACTATTTCTGAAGATTTATCCCATAGTTCTAAAAATTTCAATACACCAGGTGTTCTTATATTATTACCGTTAACATATGACCCATTAGGTCTTAAATAAGAAAAGTTCTGACCATACCCTCCTTCAACTGCTAAAATCTTTGCTTGATCGGCTAATAATGAATATATACCTTCTATACTATCTGGATTTTTTAAACCTGTATCGTATGGATGATGTGTATAACAATTAAAAGACGTTGAATTTTTTCGTTCTTCTAAACCTATATTTGATAAAATTCTTCCAGCTGGTATTAATTTAAATTCTTTCATTAAATTTAAAAATTTATTTTCCCATAATTCTTTATCTTTTTCTACAGAAGCTACTTTCTTTGCTATTCTTTTAAATGTATCTATAACATCTAATTCTTTACTACCTTTATAATTATCTTTCCAAACTTCTAAACTAAATTTTTCAATTGTATCATTTAAAGACTCTTTCATATTAATACTTTTCCACCTTTATAATTTATTTTTAAATCTATCTTTTAATTTTTGATTCTTTTCTATTTTATCTTTGACTTTTTGTTTTTCTATACTTCTTAAATATCCATCTTCTGGTTTTTTTTCTTTTCTATTATCATTTATATATTCTCTTACTTCATCTATATTAGTTAAAGCTAAACTTGGTAATCTATGCAAATTATTATTACACAATATATACCAATAATCATCTTTATTTCTATAAATGTCTGCAACTGATTCTTTGTCAAATGAATAAAATTCTATAAACCCTGCTTTTATTAATTTTAAAACACTTTCTGGGCATGCTATATATGAATTATCTTGATTAGACAAGCATTGCAATAGTAATGTTTTTTTATATGTTTTTAAATGTGAATAAGGTTTAATAGTAATAGTTTTATCTTTATTTTGTTTTAATACCCTAATTGTAACATATTTTTTTAAAAAGTCAATTGATTTTATATTATAATATTGAACGTTCTTTTTATAATAAATTGTTAAGTAATAATCTTTAAATAATTTTTTTATTGGTGTATATAAATATCTTTTAGTTATTCCTGAATAGAGTTTATCTTTGTATTTTTTAATCCAAAAAAACCCTTTAAAAGTTGTTAACATAAATATTCCTTTATTAAAAGTTGAGAAAAAAATAGAAAGTACTAAAAATATAAGTACTTTCTATTTTAAAATAAATTGTTGTATTATACGGTCATTAAAACTGCATCCATTACTTCATTAGGATCAAAATTTAATTCTTTATCAAATAAATAATCTTTAATTGTTTGTAATAATTCGTCCTTAATAACTGTAATATTATCTTCTGCTCTTGCAATAGCTGCTGGAGTTATTGCTACTTCTATATTACGTTCTTCTTTATTGATATTATTAAATTTCTTTTTGACGTCTTGATTATTTAAGATTAGATCTATGTCTGATTTTTTAAATCTATCATATGTTTTTTTAACAGAAGATTTTAAGTTTGTTAATGAATCAGTATTTAAAACAAAATTTAATGCTTCATCAGATGTTATATCATAATCAATTACATCATCTCTTAGTAAATCATATAATTCATTTTCTATAGAATCTGTTAAATCTTGAAGTTCATCATTAACTATAGCCTTTTGTGATTTTGATTCAGCTTTAGATAATTTAATTTTTAAATTGTGATATTGATTATGAAGTTCTTCTAATTCAGGAAATCTTTGCAATAAAAATAATCCGTAATCAGGCTTATTAATAATTTGATTCGCCTTTTTTCTTACATCATTTAATTTAAGACCTACTAAAGTTTTATCTTCGTCTTCAGCATACCCTATTAATTCTTCTTGTTGTCCCATTAAAAAATTAGTTAATTCTTCTGGTAATTGAAATTGTGCTTTTAATTTTTGTTCTCCACCTAAATATTCAATTAAATCATTTACTGTCAATATTTCGAAATCTAAATCTTCTGCATGTTTTTTTATATTTCCATGAGTTTCACTTCTGTCTTTAACAAAATCTTCTTCATTTACTGATTCTTTGACAAATTCTTTATTTGCATTTTTATAATTACTAATTAAATTTTTCATATTTAATTTATCCATTTTCATATCTCCTATTACTTATAATTATAAATATTTAGATTCTAAAATTTCTATACATTCATCAAATATATCTTGTATAATATCTTTATCATTAACAAATCTTAAATCTATGTTTATTATAGTTTTATGACCGCCAGATAAATTTTTTACTAATTCATATACATTACTTTTTATACTATCTAAAAATTCAATTTCTGATTGTTCTAATTTTGTATATGTTTTATCTAATAATTTAATTAATAAATTTTCACATTGTTCAAATCTATTTCCAAATGTTTTTTGTATATCTTTATAAGTATCTGGTAAATATATTTTTAAATCGTTATATGTAAAACCAATTGAATTTTCTTTATATCCTTTTGGTGAATCAATATTTTGTTCTAATAATTTTTTAACATCATATAAAGATATTGTTTGATCTAATTCTATAAATCTATCTTTATATGAACTAATAATTTTATCTAATACTTCTTCTATTAAATTATATTTAGGATTAATATTATTATGTTTAAATGGATTATATGATAGACTTATTAATTGAGAAAAATCCCAATAAGTACAAACAAAATTTGAATCTGGATAATTTATAAACGAACCGTATCTATTATATGAACCCTTATTATAACAATTTGCGACAGTTCCATCTTGCACAACAATGCTATCGTTTAACACATAATGTTTTTTTGATTTTTTATAACTATCTACGTAATCTCTTGTATTATCATTCATTATATTAACAGGGGTTGCCTCAGTGAACTCTATTATGTAATTTAATGTTTCATATATATTATCAAAAGAAGTGTTACTACTTTCAACCAGAGCGTTTAATAGATCATCTTCGTGTTTATACGCATTTATCATTTTACTTAATAGTATGGCTTGCAAATACTTATCTTTGTCATAAACATACCCATTTAACTGCTCTGGGTAAATTCCATATTCGCAAAACTGAGCTCCATCTACAATATCAATACCAACTAATTCATCAGTATTAAATGTATTTATATCTTTACACAAATATTCATTAATTACTGAAACGTTAGATGCTTTACTTCCGTCAATAATAGATATACATTCATCTGAATTTAATCCAGTTTTATTAGTATCATGATGGTCTATAAATAAATTAATTCCTTTTTTGTATCTTGAAAAATCTACAAGAATACTAAATTTAGTAGGATCTGGTTTTTTTATAATAAACTCTGATTCCATTATACTCATAACATAAGTTTTATGTAATTTTAAATTAGTATTTTCTTCAATATACTTTTTTATCATAATAGCAGACGTTACTCCATCTAAATCGTTATGATAATAAATTTCAAACTCTGTAAACTTATAAGATTCTATCATCTTATTTATTTTTTTTAACATATTTATTCCTTTTAAAAATAACTTATAATCAAATATAAAACTTTATAAAAAAATGTCAACTAAAATTTTTATTTATTGAATATTAGCATCTCGTTTTTTTCTTTCTTCAATTTTTTTAAGCATTTCATTCATAGATTGTCTAGTTGATGCGTCTATTGATTTTTTATTCGTTCTCATTTGATTTATTTGAGTTTGTCCGTTTAAACTATTCTCTTCAAATATTTTAATATTACCACTACTTGCATCTATTTTAGCAGGATAAGTTATACCATCTCTACCAAATCTATTTTTAATAATAAAAACTCTACCTGTATCACTAACTTTATCATCTTTTGTTCTAGATAATGAAAATACAAAATCTGCAATCATTAATTTTTTATAACTATCTGCTATTTGATTACCTTCAATAACTTCACTAGTTTCACCAGACTTATTACTTTGTGAAGCTGTCCATATTGGAATCTCTAACATTCCAGCTAGTCCTCTAACATTTTTATATATATTTCCACCTATATGATAGCTATTGGCAAGACTTTTATTTGCAATATTACCAGGATCCATATTATCTGCATAATCAATAATAATTAAATCAGCTTTACCCCACAAAATTTCTGCTTTTTTATTATGGGCTAATAACGTATTTACACCTGCAGTTCCATCTGGATAATGCTTTATTAATAATTTACCTATTTTTTCATCTTTAATAGCTTGTGGGTTTTTTAATTCTTCCATAGTTGAATCAACAGTTTCTCTATTATACTTTAATTCATTTACATTTATACCAGTTAACAAAGAACAATACCTCATACTTGAATATTCTTGACTTAATTCTAATGTATAATGAATTACATTTTTACCTTGTTTTAGTGCATGAGCGCCTATAGCAGATAAAAACCATGATTTTCCACTTCCAGCCGCACCAACTACTACATGTAATTCACCTTTACCTGCACCACCCCCAGTTAAATTATTAATAAGTTCCCATGGAGTTTCAACAGCTTTTCTTAATGCAGAATCATATATTACTTTATAATCTTGATTAAAATCTAAACCAATATCTGTATGAGTTCCTGCGATCATAGCTTCATCAATTAATTCTTTAATTGCATCATAATTTCCTTGTTCTAATAAATCTACAGATTCTACTATTGCATTTTTTATTTTTTGATTTTTACAAAATTTTAATGTTTCTTCTTCAACATATTCTAAATCTTTATCTTCTATATGAGTATATACATCTTTTAAAGTATCAGTAGTTGATAATTTCATTATTTCATTTTTTATCTTTTTTACTTCTAATACTAAAACTTCCATTGTAGGAATATCATGATACGTATCATAATAATTATGAACTATACTAAATATACTTCTAAAAGATTCATTATCAAAAAAATCTTCAACTAATATATCCTTTGTTCTTTCTAAGAATTGTTTACTTGTTAATAATAATGATAATAATTTTAATTGAAATGGTCTACCATAATATGCGAATGTTTCAGTGCTACTCATTATTTGCTCTCATTAAATTGTTTAGCAAACATATTTAATCTAAAATACGCGTCTATGAACGATATAGTATTTTTTAATGCAAATTCCATTAAATCTTTTTTAATCATTATTTGAATTTTAAATTTATTTAATTCTTGAATTTTATTATCTAAACTTTCATTTATTGTTAATATTTTTTCACCTGGAATAAGCGGATCTTTTAATTGCATTAACATATAATTTCTTTCTAAAATATCTTTACTTTCAACAAATGTTTTTGCTTTTTTACCTTTAATATTTTTTGCCTCTTCAATTAACTCGTCAAACTCTATATCTCTATCTTCATTTAAAATATTTCCAAACATTTTAATTATAGTTTTTAAACCTAAACCATTTACTCCTGGAACATTATCAGAAATATCTCCATCGATAGCTCTATATTTTACAAAATTTTTAGAATTAATTCCATAATCTTCAAATACTTTTTCTTTTGTATATATCTTCTTTTTAGAAGGTGACCAAACTTTAGTATTATTATCAACTAATTGTAAAAAATCTTTATCAGTAGACATTATAACTATATTAGAATCATATTGTTCTTTCATATATTTATTTAATTGGGCTATAACATCATCAGCTTCTATATAATCTAATTGTAATATAGAAACAGGTAATTCATCTAAATAATTTATAAATCTATTTGCTTGCCATATTCTATTTCTATCTTCTGTTAATGGATCAATTTCAAATGTTCTATTATATTTAGGTCTTATTTTTGGTTTAGATTTTCTGTTTGATTTATATTCTGGGAATATTTTTTTTCTTCTATAAGAACCATTTTTTCCGTCAAATACAACTATGCATCTAGTTGGTTTAAATGTTTTTATTGCATATGATAATGATGTTAATGCTCCAACAATACCACCAACATGGTCGCCATTTCTATTAGATGAAGGATTACTTGCATAACCTCTAATAAATAAATTTATACCATCTACTAATAGTACTTTACTATTTATATGTTCTTTTTCTTTATTTTTTTGTCTTTCTTCTAAAATTTTATTTATATTTGATAAATCTATCATTATAACCTCAATTATTTAATCAATTTTTTTTCTGACTTTCTAATTACCCATGCTATTAAATCTGGATTTTGTAAAAAATTATCTTCTAAACCTTCCAAAAAAGCAAAATCTTGTTCGTTGTCTTCATCAATTTCATATTTTTCAATTATTCTATTTAAAAGTTTATCATATAATTTATCCCATATAATTTCTTCTAAATATTTTTTCTTTCTTGATTTAAATTTAATTGTGGTAAATTCTTCACTAATATCGTAATCATTACTTATAAATTCTTCTATAAAAAACTTTAATACATTTTCTTTTAATAAACTTATATCATTTACACATTGCTTCATAATAAAAAATAACTCCTTTAAAAAATAACTTTAAAAATAGGAGTATTTTATTATACTCCTATTTATACTTTAATGATCTACTGTTGTGTTATTAACTTCTTTATTTTCTTCATTGTCTTTTATAATATCTTTTCCATCTTCATCTATAATATTACTATGATCGACGTTTGTAACATATTTCATAATTTTATGTTCACATATTTTTTCATACATCCACTCTTTTATTTCTTTATTAACAGGATCATTTATAATAGAACTAAAAGATTCTGAAGTGAACTTTATTTTTTCACCTTTATACTCAAATGAATTTGTTCCAACTACATTAAATTTTTTAAGTTCAGATAGCCATGAACCGACATTATCTATTCCACTATGAAAATATAAAGGAAATTCAATTTTCCTAAAAGGAGGTCCAACTCTATTTTTAACTACTTCTGCTCTAATCATAGCGCCCATAGGTTCTTTAGTTGTTTTATTTATTAACTTTTTAATTCTCGTTAATTTTATTCTTGTTGACATATGATATTTTACAGCCATACCGCCGGCAGTATCGTATTTTTCACCAAATGCCATTGCGTCTAGTTTTGCTCTGAATTGATTAACTACAACAAAAGTAATTTTTCTTCTTGCTATTTTTTGAGTTAATTTTCTCATAGCCTTTGTATTAATTTTAGCTTTAGCTGTAGCAAAACCATCTACTCCATAATCAGATTCCATTTCTGTTGCTGTTGAAGCACCAGCTAAACTATCTAATAAAAATGTAACTGGGACATCTTTATTTTTACTTCTAATAGAATCAATTATCATTTCTATCATTTCATATATTTGTTCTAATGTTTCTAAATGAAAATATATCATTTTTTCTAAATCTACACCGATAACTCTTAAAAAATTTCTATCTACTGATGCTTCAGTATCTATATATACTGCAACACCGCCTTGACGTTGTGTATCAGCTAACATATGCGCACCAATTAATGATTTACCACCACCAGATTCTCCAATAAGTTCTGTTATTCTTCCCATTGGAATACCTGCATTAGGTCTATTTGATATTATTAAATCCATTAAATCACTACCTGTAGAAATCCACCCAGGTATATCTGTTGGTGTTAATCTATCTGTAAATTCATTTAATAAATATGCTGCATCATGACCTAGAGATTTTTTAAAATGTTTATTTGCATCATCTACAATATTTGCAATATCTATTTTATTACTCATAATTATCCTTTTTAATAGAAAAATAAGATTTATACAGATTTATAGTATAAATCTTATTATAATAACTTTAAATTATTTTGAATTGTTTAAAACATTTTCAAATTTGTTTAAAACTGCTTGTTTGTCTAAATTTTGTTCTGTTGTTTGGTTTTCTGAATGTTGTTGAGTTTCAGTGGTTTCTTCAGTGTTTGATTTTTCAGGATCTGGATTAACATGTTTATCTAATTGAAATTTTAACTCGTCATATGTATATCTAGGATATAAATCTTCAACTTTTGATTGTTCTTCAAGAATTTTTCTCATTAATTCTGTATCAGAAGTAACTGCACTTGGTTTAGGTAATACGTCAATAGTTGTTTCTCCATATTTATTACCACATTCTTCTGGAGTTCTAGATGTTACTTTTACCCAATTTCCTTCATAAGGATCTGTTATATCGCCAAAATCTGCATCACTTACAATTTCAAGTAATTTTTGATAAATTTTAATACCAAAACCCCAAAATCTAACACCTTGATCTTCTTCACCTTCTACTACTACAGGCACAAAAGTTCTTAATTTTGGTTCAAGACCTTTAGCAGTTTTGTATTCTTCTTTATCTAAATTTCCTTCACTTAACATAGCTTCAGATAATTCAATAAACGGATCTGCTTCATTATAAGTTTTTGGTGATAACATTGATGGTTTTCCATTAATTCCATAATGGAAGTATAACTCTCTAAATGGATTACCTTTATCGTAAGTATAAGGTACAATTCTAATTTTAGATGAACCTTTTTTAGGACGCCAAATATTTTTTTTGCTGCTGTTTTTTGATTTTAATACACTAAGTTTACTTTTTAATTGTTCCACATTAATTCCCATTTTTCATTCTCCTTTGGCCGTTTGCCATTTGTCTTTCTTTTTTTGTTGTTTTTTCATTTGTCATTATTTATTTGTTGTTTTTCTTTATATAAATATCAATAAATAAATTAAATGAACACTTTTTTTACATTATCTAAATAATTTTCTTTTGTTTTCTTACTATATACTTTTTGAATTACTATATTAATTTTATGTAAATCATTATTTTTTAATAACAAAAATTTATCTGAATAATTATCCCAATTTACTCTATATTTAGGATTTGGCTTTCCATCGTTTAATAACCAAATTAATCTATTTAATGCGTTAATTGTATAAAAAGTATTTGTTCCTCTTTTTCTTTGAATTAAAATAGTATTTGGTAAATATTGAATTCTCTTTGATGGATCATCTTCTTTATATATATTATATATACAATATATATCATCAGAATTTTTATCTTTAATTACTGTTATTTCCTTATTATCAAGCACTGAATTAAACCTAAATAAAATTTTTTTAACTGTTTTTTCTAAAATCTTCTCAGTTGTTTGTGTGCATAATAATTGTGTTTTTACATGTGTTGTCAAAATGTTCTCCTTTTTTTAGTATAACCTTTTAATTGATTTGTAAATTTTTAAATGTTATTTTTTATTGTTATTTATTTTAATTTTTTTAATTCTTTATAATTTAATCCATATTCTATATGAACTAAAAATTTACTTTCGCAACTCATTATATTTTTTATATCTTCTATAATATTTCCATCTTCAAAATTATAATCAACTAATATTGCGTCATAATTATATAATACCATTTTAGATTTTTTATTTTTTAAATATTCTAATAAACTTTGTAATACATCTAGATTATTTTTAGTTTCTAAATTCTGAATTATATAATTAAATAATGTTCCTCTATTAGCAATATTATTATTTTTTCTATTTATTAAAGGAATATATTGCCTTCCAGTTGACTTATATTCATACCATATCATATCTATAAAATCACTAGTTTGTTTTATAAATGGAATATATTTATATTCTTCAAATCTTGCACTATATAATAATTTAAAAGATAGTTCTTTACCTTTTGCTAACATTTTATCACTTGCTATTTCATCAACTCTAAAATATTTTTTAGTTAAATATTCATGTATATGCTCATTTTTTGGAAATTCATAATCTATTAAATCTGCTATTAAAGATAAATGATATGCACTATAATCAAATTCTATTAACATTCCATTTTCTTTAAATCTACTAACAAATGATTTTCTAGTATCATCTTTTTTATTTAATGCAACAAAATTTATATTATTCATATTATTTGAAGGTCTACCTGTTAATGTAGTAAATGAATAATCTTGATATATTTTATTATTAGATATATTAAAATCTTTATTTATTTTTTTAAAGTGATTATCAAATTCTTTAATATCTAAATATAATCCTGGTTTTTCTAATTCATAAAATATTGGTATTGCTGAATTATTATAAATAACATATTCTTCACAATTTATATCCATATTAATAATCGTTTTAATAAAGCTATTTTTTATATTATTACAAAATTCATAATGTTTATAAATTGGTATTATCAAATTTATTTCTTTATAATTTGGATATTTTATATAATAATGGGTATATGCTTTTGTCGTATAATTATTAATATTATAATTTTTTAGTTTATTTAAATAATATAATAATTGTATATCATATATATTTTTATTTACATCAAAAAAATACATTAACTGTTTTTTATTTATTGTATACTTTTTAAAATTATTGTCAATTACTTTTTTAAAAATATCATCTTTTTTTATATCACTATTTGGTGCTTCTGAATGTTTTATTGTTATTACATATTCTTTTTTAGAATTTATCATATAAACATAAACTAATGATAAATCATTAACTATACTATGAAACTTTTTATTGAATGTTATTGGAATAATTAATAAATCTTCTTCAAACTTTAATTTATTAAATTCTTTTGATAATTCTATTATTTTCATATTATTAATAACCTCATAATGATATTTTTAAAATAACCTTTCGTATATATTAAATTATAAAACTATATACGAAAGGAATGTAGGAGAAGCAACGATGTTCTTGTTAAAATAATTTTAATTGATAAAAATATTATACATCTTTTAAAACTTATGTCAACTATTTTTTAAAACTTTTTTGTCTTTATTTTATTTAAAATTTTTACTAATTTTTTATTATCTATAATAGGCAAATTTGAGTAATCACCTTGTATTGTATATTGTCTTTTTATGCCATCTCTACCTATAACCATTGATGGATATACTGCTACAAAATGTTTATATCCAAATACCTCTATTATATCTTTATCGTTATTTGTATTTTCTAATTTAAAAACAGTTCTTCCAGGCCATATTTCATTTGTTAAAATCCATAAATGTCTACCGTTTGTTGCTGTCTTTTCATATATTATATTATCTAAATTTAAATTGTCAACTAAATAATCGAAAATTTTATTTATTTTATCATTGTATACATCTAAATCAATTATTATAAAATAATTACCGTTAATTATTTTTCCTGTTTTTATTCCTATATTATTATCTTCATTAAAATCGTTTGCAGTATACATCTTATTATAAGATTTTTCTATATCAAATTTATCTGCGTCTATTGATTGTTTTGATAATGGGCCAAATGGAGCTATTTCATATCCAACATCAATATATTTTTGAGCATAATCTTTTATGTTTTCTATATTATTATAATTATATACACCTTCACTGTCAGTAAGATCTTGAATAAATTGTAATAATGAATTTCCAGAAACTTCTTGTATTTTATTAAAATCTATTTCTGTTACTTGATAATCTAAACCATTAGATGGAGTTGCTACTATATAATTACCTCTTCCAATAATTTTACAATCTTTAAAATATATAGTTTCTAGATATGAATCGGTTGTATATACAAATATTTGAATTCTATTTTTAAATTTTCTAAAAAATGTATTATTTGTAAATTCTAATATTTGTTCTACTAAACCTGGATTAGGCTCAATAACGGTTAAATATTTATTTTCATCATTTACAATAGTTCCAGTTTTTATACCAATATTTAAATTACTATTTGAAAAATCTAACATATTATATTTTGTATTTAAAAATAAATATAAATTATCTATAATATTTTCAGGATAAACACTGTTACTTTTTAATGGTATAGAATCAAATCCTAAATTATTATAAGTAGTATAATATATCTGATTATTATTTTTATTTACACCTGGTGTATTTCCTTGCTGAAATATTAATTCGTCTTGTGGCTTATAATATTCCATCAAATTTGATAATTTATTTTCTAAACCTATTATATAATCTTTATTTTCATTTACTTGAATTCTATTATGAACAACAACGGCTTCTGTGTTTCCATTTATCATCCATTCAATACTTATCTTTTTATAATATTCTGAATCTAAAGAATTATATTGATTTTCATCTATTTCTATTATAGAAATTTCTGAATTAAATTTTTGTACAAAATATCTTAATAAAAAATTATTATCATAATCTATATTTATAGGTTTTACTTCTTTAGCATATATTTTTTTAATTCTACTATAATCTTCATTTATGGTTTTATAATATTCAACTTCGTTATCAATATCACCTTGTAAATTTTTACCAGTATTTTCTATTAATTTTAATTGTATTGATATTCCAAAAATATATTCATTGCCAGTATATGAATTATTATCTGGGCCTATAGTATACTGACCTATATATGGTATGTTATTTAATAAAAATTTTGTTCCATCAGTATACATTTATAAATTATCTCCATTTGCATCAACATCTAATCCAAATCTCATTATACCAGCAATTTCTGTGTCCCATTTACTAGCATCTATTTTATCGACAACTTCTGTTATTTGAAATGCTATATTATTTTTTTCATATCTTTCTGGTAAGTAATCAACAGAAAATAGATTTCCAAATTCTAAACCTGATATTCCATCAATTGTTAAACCCATACTTATAGGCAATAATCTATTATTGCTTATTCTATTATTATAATTAGAATCTGGTTCATCTAATAAATTTTTATAATATTCCCACATAACTTCTGGTATTATGGCTTTATGAGTATGTCTTTTTTTTAATAATAGTTTATTTAATTTTTTTTCATTTTGTTTATATTCTATAGAACCTTTATAATCAGCTTTTTCTATAGTTTTAACACTATTTTCTTCTCTAATTTGTTTTAATAATCTATCTTCTACATCACCAAATAATCCTTCTATAGATAAATTTTCAGATCTATCTGAGTGTAATGAATGAAGTGCAGCCGTTTTAAATGTATCAGGTATATTAGATGCAACATCAATATTTTTTACTATTGAATCGTATTTGTAAACTGGGAACATAAATAATTTATCTTTATTTTCAGAAATTTCATTTTGTAACCATCTAGAATCTATTATTTTACATTTGCCTTCTTCTGTGTCTGGTAATAAAATTAAATTCCAATATCCAGCAGAGTATTGATTTAACATATCTAATAAAGAATTAATAGCGTCCATTATTGTTTCACTATTTGTAAATATTTCAACAACAGTATCTAAATTAATTAATATGTTTCGAACAACACCAACACTTTTATCTTTTGCTAAAATATTAACAAAATTTTTTGCACCAATAATACCGACAGGATTACCAGGTATTATAAATTTTTTATAATCTAACGATCTTAATTTTGAATGATTTCTAATAAGAACTTCAGATTTTTCTCTTGTAAATTTATTTGTATTAGTACTTTCAAATACACTGATACTATTTTTGTCGCTACCTCTAGTTACAAATGGTTTTATTATATGGTTTTCTATAAATCCTATTGGAACATAAGTAGATCCACCAAATAATTTTTTAATTTCAACTGGTTTAAAATCCTTTATACTATCAACATAATCAGAATCTGAACATTTATTTTTTAGAGTTTCTACAAATGATTTAATATTTTGTTTTTTACCATCTGCTATATCTACGTCTAATGAATCTTCTATTTTTCTAAATGCCGCTTCAAATCCTCTAGCTGTTAATTTTACTTTACAACTAAATGTTCCATTAGTATTCATTGACCATCCAAAATCTGTAACATAACCCATCATAATATCAGAAGAGTAATTTGTATTTTTTCTAAATCCTCTTATTAAATCTGGTAATTCTTCATTAGTTAATTTTTCTACACCATCATCATATTCAATTCCAGATTCTACATTTATATTGCCAAATTGATCTACAGTCCAACCCCATTGTAATACACATGTAGTTCCAGGCGTCATATATAAAGTTTCAATATTAGTTAATTGATCTCTAGTAAAACAAACTATATTTAATTCTGCAATTCTTATACTACCATATTTACCTCTAGATGATATAGTTGCAGTTTGAATTATTGGTGTAGGTCTTAATGGAATATCGTCTATCATAGCATATGATTTATCAAATGTTCCGTCATTAGACACTACTGTTCCTTCTAAAATATATGATTCTGCTAGGTTTTTAGGTAATTTGTCGTTCATTGGAATAACGTTAGAAAATAATTTTATCCATGGTATTCTAGAATTCCATTTTAAATACGAATCATTATCTTTTTGTGATTGTAATTCTATACGTTTATTTAAAATTTTAACTACATCATTATTTATATTTGAACCGAATAAAGCCATTTAATTATCCTTATGAATTATTATTTTTTAAATCGCTAATTATTTTTTTATAATTATACGGTATTATTATTTGAGTTCCTATTTCAATAAATTGAGAATCAGCAGATATTTTATTAAACTTAGCAATTATCCACCATAAAGAAACGTCATTATAATATTTATATGCAAATCCTTGAAAAGTGTCTCCATATTTAGTTATTATATAAATATCATTATCGCTTTTTTTATTATCTACATTTGGCAAATTAGTATTTATATATCTATTATTTTTATCTTTTTTTGTATATTGATATCTATTCATTTATTAATTCCTTACCCAATTATTTCCTTCAGGGTCCCAACTATCTTTAATTCCACCAAAGTGTCTACTTGTAGAAGTTTGTAAACTATCTCCAATAACAGTAAAGTTAATATTTAATGTTGCGCCTATTGGAACATTTATAACGTCATCACTATTATTTTCTAATTCCCATGTAAAATCATCATCCCAAACTATATTAATATTGCCAAAGAATCCAGGAGTATTTTTTAGTAAATCTCCTAATGTTAATTTTACTAATGGTGATATCATTCTATTATCTTGTGTGTGATGTGGGTAATTTAAACCTTTTAAGTAATTTAATTTTACATATAAAGGTTTTAATTCTTGTCTAGATAAAGCAACTACTCTCAAATTAAAGTTGAAAGATCTTTCAACCCCTGTATAAATATATGATGGAATTGCTCTACCAATATATTTAAATGCATCATATGTAGGAGTACTATTATCAGTTATTCCAGTTATATATGATCTAAATCTTATATATTTTCTATTATAAATGTCAAATATTTTAAATATTGCTAAATCGTTTAAATCATTTCCTTCTTCTCCATAGTCTAACATAGATAATTTATCTTGTGTATCTAATAATGGTATAGTTCTATCACTTCTATCTAAATTTATATTTCCAGGATTTCCTAAGCCATAATATATTTCTAAATCTTTAGTTCCTTTTTTAGTTATAAAGGGTGCTGTTACTGTAGGTTCATAATTATTACTACCATATCTTCTATTAGACCCATTATCACTTGCAATATCTTTAATTTGAGTATAAGACAATGCGGCGTATCTAGCCATACTATCATTATCTATAGATGTGTCAACTATATTTTTAGGAAATGGAGAATTGTCAACAGATTCTTCAATCATATCTTCTATTTTTGATGTTATTTTAGAAGAATTTGGTTTTCTAGCTATAGGAATATCTTTAGCGTATTCAAATATAATACCATTTGAATCTTGATATATTCTATTATCTCTATAAAAGTTTTTTAATACTACATCATTACCACCTTCTTCAAATCTAAATATATTAGTAGGTGTTACAGATAATACAGGTTGTATTGGAATATATTTATCTAATGTAAGAGAACCTACCTGTGATGTTATCATATCATTATAACTTTTTTTATATGGAAATACAGATGGATTTGCCCATAAGTTTGCAATACTTAAATTTTGAAAATTTATATTTATAAATCCTAAATTATTAGATATAGATTCATTATAATTTCTTTCTCTTAAAGAATATGAAGTTTCTTGTCTTTCTATCCAATTAGAATATAATAAATCTAAATTAGTTAAACTTCCGCCGGCAACTCTTGCTGCATTAACTCCCGGAACTCTAGATTTAGGAATAGCAGTTATATTAAATAATCTTGTATCTAACCTAGCATTATGTTGTTGTAAAAATTGTTGTTCTATATTAAATAATATTCCCTTTGAACTAGCTAAAAATTTACCTATTCTTATTTCGTCTCTAATTAAACTTCCAACTGGCAATGTTCTACTATCATATTTAATTAAATCTCTTTCTAATTTTGAATCATTAGGTTTTATAATAATAAATGGTTGATTAAACACTGATGGTAATAATCCACTGCCGTCAGATAGATCTCTTATATTATCTTTTGAATATATATTATACTCGGCATTTATATCTTGATCAGAAATTTTTTCTGGAGAATATATGCTCAATTTATTAACAGATTGATACGCGTTAGGATCTATTCTATCAGATGTTGAATCGTAATTAGTATTTATTTTTGAAAGATCACTTGTGAAATTTACTAAAGCCATTTATTATTCTCCATTATATAGTATCTATACTTTCAGCTATTCTAGATTTTAAAGAACCAGCTCTATTTTGTGCTAACGTTAATTCCATCAATTCAGCTAATTTATCCATTCTTGCTATTAATTTTTCTATATTAGTAGAATTAGTTTGCTGTGTTGAAGTAGCAGAAGTTGTTTTTTGTGCAGTATTATCTGTTGCGTCTGTTTGTTGTGTAGAAGTAGTTGTTGTGCTTACATTTACAGACGGTGATATATTTTGTCCAAACGCTAATTTTTCTATAAATTCAAATGCTAATTTAAACGGTGTTATAATAGCTAAATATATTCTATCAAATATTTTTATTATTGTTTCTAATATAGGCGTGAATACTCCAATAATTGCCTTTGAATCCCATACTGTATGTAAAAATAAAAAATCAAATGCATGCACAAACGGATCTATTAAAGCTAAAAATATATTTTTTCCAAATCCTTTTAATGTTTCAATTATTCCAGTCATAGCTTTAGTTATAGCACCATTTATAACATCTTTAAACTTAATATATAAAGCTCCGCCAATCCAACCTATAGGACCAATTAATATAGTCTTCCAATTATCTTTAAAGAAATCATATAATTTTAAAAATAATCCTTTTAATGTTTCAATTATTCCAGTCATAGCTTTAGTTATAGCATTGTTTATAACGTCTTTAAACTTAATATATAAAGCTCCACCAATCCAACCTATAGGACCGAGTATGGCACCTATTAATATAGTTTTCCAATTATCTTTAAAGAAATCATATAATTTTAAAAATAATCCTTTTATTTTTTCTGGTATATCTTTTATAAATTCCCATGCAGACATAAAAGCATTTTTAAGTGATTCACCAATTCCTGGAAATTTTTTATATAATAAAACTCCTATACCTATTAATGCACCAATTGCTAAAACTATTAACGTTATTGGCCATATTGCTGCGTTAACTGCTACAGCAAATCCAGTCATTACACCAGTTGCTATTGTAGTTGCACTAGATAATACTAATGTTGCAGCAGATTTTGCATACATTGCTACAGTTGTTCCTATTAATTGAGCTTTTTCTAAAGCGTATAAACCAATTAATTGTAGTGTAACAATATTATCTTTAATATTTGCTGCTATTTTTGCATACGTTGCAGTTGTTAGTGCTATAGTACTCATAGTAGTTCTAATTAATGACCCTTCTAATAAAATAAAAGATGCAGTTAAAATTCCAATAGGTATTTTTAAAATATTTAATACTTTTATTAAACCTGTTAACATATCTAATAATTTAGCCAATCCTGATAATAAAGGAATAATAGCAGTTGCAGCTACTACACCAAAAGCCTTTAATGACATAGTTAATCTACTAAAAGAATCTTGTGTATCTTTCGCACTTATAACGTCTTTCATAGATAAACCTTCTGATAACGCCTTGTTAATAGAAATTTGTTTCGTGTTTAATTTTAATAAAGTTTTTTGCCTATTTATTAATTTAGCGGTTTCAGATTCTGTTAATCCTACTGCTTGTGCTATTGCATCTTTTTGAATAAAATTTAATTTATCCCATTCAACTTGTTTTCCAAGCTGATTAGTTATTTCTTTCATAGCTTCAAGATGTTTTCCACTAAATGATAATTCTCTTGCTTTATTAAAACTAATATCTTTTCCTAATATAACACTAGCTTGTAATTCGGATGCTATTGAACTTTCAAAATCTAATAAATGTTCAGTTGTTTTTGCAACTGTTGATAAACTAAGACCTAATTGTCTTGCATATATAGCAGCATTTATTATATTTTGACCAGCTTCTTTAGAATATTTAGCAAAGAAATTAGTATTTTCTGCTATATCTTGCATCACTAATGCAGGAGCTACATCATTTATTTCGGCTGTTCTTTTAGCTGCAGCTAATAAATTTATAGCAGATTCTTTTGATGATTCACTTATATTCTGAAATAAATCTAATATAGAAACAGACGTACTTGCACTTATACCTAATGCTTTACTAAATATACTTATATCAGTTAATAATTTTTTATTAATTTTTTCTGTTGCACCTAATGTAGATTCTAAAGCTATAGTTGTTTCTACAATTTTTTCCATTTCTATTCCATATAATAATGTAGTAGAATATGTTTTTTTCATAGCTTTGTCTAAATCTTTAGAATAATTTACAGATAATCCTAAATTTGTTCTTAAACTTGCAGAAGCTCTATCTATTTCTTTTATTATATTTAACAGTACTGCATTTATATTTTTAGTTGCTTTTGCTGATGCTTCTCTATTTAATTCTATTTCTTCTAATTTATCATTAATAGATTTTTGTTTTAGTAATTCATTACTTGTTTGTAATAACATTTCTAAATATCTTGAATGTGTTCCACTTATTACACCTGATATTTTTCCACTTTCTAATTTATATTCAGTTATTAATTCTTCATAAGAAACTTCTTTTCTTAAACCACTCAAAATTTCTTTTTGTAATTTTTTTTCTATTTTAAATAATGCATTAACTTGTTTAGTATTATCATATCTATCTTCAGAAAATGATTTAATATCTTTATTTATAGATTTTAATAATTTAGCTGATAAATTTAATTTATCTTCTTTTGCTATAATTTTTTTTAATACTGTATCTCTTTTATTATCTATATCTAATATTGATTTATTCATATTTAAATAATCTAATTTAGATTGTAATAACTCTCTAGCAGTATCCTTTTTTTCAGCCATATTATTAAAATTTCCTTTTATTTATTTTCTATATATAAATATTACGATATAAAAAAAGATTCAAGCGTTAACTTGAATCTTACATATTTATCTTTTTGGAGGTTTACTTATCTTACTTTTATTAGTATTACTATTTTTTTCAGCATCTTTTTTTGATTGATCTTGATCATGTTTCATCTTCATAATACAAAATTTTCTTATATTAATTGGCATATTATAAACTTCATACCAAGATGTTCCATTAGAATTAAAAGCTATAGTTGATACTTCTTCATATAGTAATCTTTTATAATTATTTGGAAGGCCAAAGAAAGTCTTTCCCCATTGGTAAAGGGATTTCCTCCTCATTCTCGCAAGAGTTACACATAAAATTTATATCAGTTATTAATTTTGGTGCAACATCAACCATATATCCTCTTAATTTTAAAGAATCAATTGAAGGTAATTGTCCTTCTATAAATAAGTCTTTATCATTACCAATTAAATCATTAATAGAAATAACTTGTTGTTTTAATCTTGTAGTAATAGATGGATCTACACCGCTTTCTTTATACATCTTTGATTTATGTTTAATAGAATTTTCTATTGATAACATATCACCAATCGTCATTAATTTAAATTTAACATTTGATTTACTTCTTGGTAATATAAATTCAAATTCATTTTTATTCTTTGTAAATTTATCAAAATCAAATTCTTCATTGTCAAAATTATTTAAATCTATAGATAACTTACTTTTTGTATCACAATTTGGACAAGAATATTTTACTTTATAATCTGATCCATACGCCATAATTCTTCCTGCAATTAATAATGCATTAAAATCGCATTCTAATATATCATTCAATTTAATACCAACAGTGGCTATTAATGATCTAATAAATTCATATATAACTGTTCCATTTTGTATTAATTTTTTAGATGTTAAAATATCTTCTTCTCTAGCTGTTGGATATTTTAAATCTATATACCCTTGTGCTAATTTAGAATCTTTTGGATAAAAATGTCCTTTAGATGGTAAATAAATTTTCTCTGTAGGATAATCATATTTTACTGTAGATTGGTTACTCATTATTTCTCCTTATTATTTTTATGTATTTATTATAAATATAG